TTAATAACCATCCGATCCCACTGCGTGGGGCATGGATGGGGCAAACTCACTCAATTTCTGGTTGAGGATGAGTACCTGGTCCTGGTTATTTTCAGCCATCCAGGATCCGTACACCCGGTAAACCATTTGCGCGTCGGTGTGGCCCATTTGCTTCGCGATGAAGTTCGGGTTGGCACCGGCAGCTAACGACCAGCATGCATACGTGTGTCGGGACTGGTATGCTCTGCGATAGCGAATCCCGGCGCGTCGCATTGCCGCTTCCCACGACTGGTTAATCGACCCCACTGCGTAATGATGCCCGGCACGGCCATTACGTGATGCGATCTGAGGGTTGAACACGAACGTGCAAGGATGCACATCAGTACGGCCATACTCGCGCAGTTTCACTTCAACCTGATACTGCTTACCCAGGCGCGTTAATTCCGCCTGGCTCTTCAGCACGTCGATCGCCGGCTGAATGAGGTTGATGATGCGGTCCGTTCCGGCCTCCGTTTTTGGAAGGGTGAACTCCTTCGTTAACGTGTGGTTCCGGCGGATCATCATCGTACCCGCTTTCAGGTCGATATCTTCCCAGGCCAGCGACACAAGCTCTCCGTGGCGCACGCCGGTGTACACGGCCAGCGACCACATGTTTTTCAGCTGCTGGTGGGCGCAGGCATTAATCATCCTGACGAACTCCTCACGCGTCAGCGGGTCTGGCTCGCATCGAGAACGCTTAAGCATGGCGATCCCGGTAAACGGATTCACCCGGACATACCCGCTGTCGGCGGCAAACTTAAACATCCCGCCCATGATCTTCATGTAGTTGTTGACCGTTCTGACAGAGCGGCCTTTAACCGGCGTTTTCTGTCCTGCCTTCAGGGTGTGATAACCGGTCAGCAATTCCTTTCTTATAAACAGCAGGTCTTCTTGCGTCACCGCAGATACCAGCCTGTCACCGCCGATCCTTGGCACCATGTTGCGTGCTATAGATGCATAGCGTGACATCGCATTGGTGCTGATCTCCATACGCTTCAGCTCAAGCCACTTGTTCGCCAGCTCCAGCACGGTGATTTCCTTGCTCTCCACCCCAAACCTTTTCAGGTTCGGCGAGTCAGGGAATTGCGCTGCATAGTTGAAGTTGCCTGTCTTTATCGAAAAGCACACCGACGCGCGCAGCTCACCAGCGACCTTTCTGTTTTTTGGTGTATCCGGCACGCCGAGGCTTTCACGCACCCGGCTGCCTTTATATAGGAACCATATGCGGAGTGTCCCGCCGTGGTTCTCTACGCCTGTTGGGTATGCTGACTTAGCCATTATTCCCTCCTGACGTCCAAGAGCCCGCTAAGCATAAACGGATCCTCATTGGCGCGCACCTGGCTGTTTCTTTTTGAGACTTTCAACCCACTGGTCGATGGCTTTGTGGTTATACAAGCACTCGCTGTTTTCCTTTGGGATGCTGTCAGGCGACATATGGACGTATTCCCTGCCGCAGAGCCAACTTTTTTTACGGGCCCGCGCTATCGTTCCCGGGCGGAGCCCTGTCATCTTCACAAGCAGGTCTTCTGTCACCCAATCGCTGGGCACGATTTGAATAACTTCGCTCATGATCGCTCCTATGACATCGATTTATAAAACTGCGGCTGGTCTGGCGTGGCCGCGCGTAATTCGTTTTCGGCGTGCACTGAATAATTGCCGTCATCCCAACGCACCCAGGCTTTCGGATGATCTCCTTCCGGCTCCAGTTGGCTATCCACCACGCCATGGATACCGCCGGTCTTTTTCTGGACTAATGCGCCCACATTAAAAGCAGCCATTGCACACCTTCCGGTTCGTGAAGAAATGAGATGAGAGCGCCCAGCGCCATAAGTGCGGCGATGAGCCAGTTCATGGGGTTTGATTGCATGGTGAACTCCCAAAAAGAATGCCCTCACAGTGGAGGGCAAAAGGGATAACGGAGCAGTGCTTTCGCACCCAATAGCCAGCTCATAACTGGCTATCAGTTGCGTCATGACTTCGATGCGCGGTAATCGTCTAACGCTTTAGCAATCGTCTCAATTGGGTCATGCTCCTGGCTGATAATTTCACGGATGCTTTCCTCGCTTGGGGTTAGGCCTTCTCCATCGCCGAAGTAGAAGGCGAGTGCGTTCATAATTTCATCGTATGCTGACATAATCTCTCCTCATGCCGCACGCTGGGCGCGCAGCGATTTAATGTGCTCACTAGTCTCTAGTTCGGCGCGTATCTGCGCCGCCTCACGGTGATCGAGGTGCTCAAAATCATTGTTAAAACGGTCGATTGAAGCGGTGTTGATCCGGCCCTGCCTCCAGTAGCGTACTATCTGAGATGTGCAGCTGTGGATGATTACAGGCCAACCGTGCTGGTCAGCGTAAATCTGACCCCGCTGAATGAGTGCAAACATTAGGCACCTCGCTGCTTCTTCCTCAATTCGATAACACCCTGGCACTCCGCGCACGTCTGGCAGCCGGGAACGGCAGCGCGCCGCAGCGCCGGGATATCCTCGCCGCACTCGGCACAATACTCAGCTGATACGGCGTTGCGGTTTACTCGGTGAGCGGAAAGGGCTGCGTTACGCTGAAGCTCTTCAATCTCTGCTGCGGTATCGATAATGTCCATGGTCAATGCTCTCTGAACTGTCGGTTAATTCGGTTGTAGATGAACGCCAGCAATAAAAAAGGAGCCTTAAGCTCCTGGGTGATTAGTGCCATCATGCGGCACCGCCTTCATTCTTCTCGGCTTCGACCGCCATCCGCTCAAGCCGTCGCGATAAATCGGCAGCCAGCGTCTGGAATTCTTCTTCGGTCGCCACCGGGATCGGCACAAAGCGAATCCCGATATGCGCCAGGTGGTTGGCTATTTCGAGGCTTTTTCTCAAATCAACGGGTGAGGCTCTGTTCATTCAGCGCCGCCATTTTTTTCGGCTAGCACCAGTCTTCCTTCGCATAGAGCACGTATGATTTCCTGATACTCCCAGCCGAAGTACATACTCTCGACGTAGACCCGTAGAGGAGGATAATCATGCTGTTTGCGGCGAATGAAAGCCTCCGCTGCTTCACGGGTAAAATGAGCGTTGATGTTCTGCCACTCTTTGCGTGTACCGCAGACAGTGTGGCCGTCAAGGTCAGCCAGTACTTCCCACTGAGCGTCTTCATCGAGATCGGTAAAGTCAGTGTTGCACTGGTCAATGCAGAAGGCGTTTAACTCTTCCTGCTGCTGTTCATCGAGATCGTCCCAATACTCTTGCGGGCTTTCCCATTCGCATTCGTCGAAATGGACTATCTTCGATTCTCCGTACTCTTCTGCCAGGCCATAAATGGTTGCCTGCTTCTGAACCATGAAAATGGGATCGGCGGTGGCGTGACGATTAACACCATCGCCGCAATGGTGATATCTCAAGCGCTCAATGAAATCTGAGAATGTTTCCGGAGTTAATTTCGCTCCGTCTGCTATCGAATTGCTCATGAATCCACTCCGAAGCGGCGATTAAGCCGCCCTGTGTATACGACGAACTCCAGGAGGCTAACTCCCAGGGCTTCAATTTTCTTGTGATGCTTGTTGATGATGGGAGGCACCGTTTCGTTCCAGTTAGGCTTTGGCTTCTTGCGCATGGCTTGCTGGATTTCCTCGGTGCATCGGCGGCAGGCGGCGCGGATGGCGTTATCTGTTTCTGGCGTCATGCGGCCTCCCTGCTGGCGAGAAGTTTCGCCCCGAAAGCCATCAGCTCGTCCCGGTCCACAGTTGCGAAGTGGCAGTGTGTACGCGGGTACGGTCGCCAGATTATGAGCATCGACCCTTTGTTGTTGCCGCTTACCGGCTTACCGGTGACCGGGTTGATAAACGCCAGCCTCCCGGCAGTGATGAAGCGAACCTCGCTGGCGGTCTGGATCGCTTCTTTGAACCAGCCAACCGAAGTGTCTGCCGGAACCAGCATGACCGTCCCAATCTGATTGGCGCTCTCGGCGGCGGCCTTTTTAACGAACGGTGTGATGTCGCTGTATGGTGGGTTCAGCCAGACGTAGCCGGTAACATTCAGGTAATCAGCCCATGGCGTTTCCAGCGTGTTCTGCTCGGCGGTGATGAACTTCCTGCTCAGCGCGTTATGCGGCGCTGCGGCGGCATCCAACTGGAAACAGAACTCAGCATCAAGGGAAGCGAAAAGGGCTGGTGGAGTGCGCCAGAGGTCTCGCTGATCCGCTGGCGTGTTGCTGCCGGTGTAATCGGTCATGATTCCTCCCGCTCCGGATCGTTTACATCCCAGCCATTACGCTCAATATTGGTTTGCAGCCGCTTATCTCCGACCTCTTCAATGCAGCGGCCGGTAATCTCAGCGACTTCAGCGTTTGAGTGTCGCCACAGCAGCTCCAGCTCTTCGAGAGACCACGCTTTCATAGCACTGACTCCATTTCGTCGATGTACAGGCCCTGAGCAATCAGTCGGCGACGGCGGGCGGCACGCGCTATGCACTCCTGCCGTCTGCCTTCCTGCGATTGCTCTATAGCGCGCCGGGTGAACAGGCGCGATTTACCTTGCGGCGTTACGACCTTTGGTTTCGTTACCAGGTCGAAAGTCCGGTCGCAGATGCCGTCCTCGTTGATCCATTTTTCCGACTCTACGATCTGCGCTATCTGTCCGGAGCCGCGGGTGATTCCGTTGGCGACCCGGTTAAACTCGATGAGCGTTACGCCAAACTTCTCAGCGATTTCGCTGCCGGTTACCGGGCGGCCGCGCGTCTGAATCATCCAGATAACGCGCTCACGGAGGCCGGAGAATTGCCCGGTTCTCCCGGGCCTGCGGTAGAAGGGTGTGCGTTTCATTTCCACTGCTCCCCGAACGTGAAGCCGATCTCCGCCAGCGCCTCGTCCATCTTCTCGATGAACTCCGGCACCATTTCGTTGAAGTCGGACATGTATTGCGGATCCCGCTCAACGACGACGTGGTGAATTCCTTCGCGTTTCATGCGCGGGTCGTAGTTGGCAAAGAACCAGGCTTCTTTCCCGGTCACCCACATGCTGTACTGCACCTGGGCCATATACGCAGACTTGATGGCTTCGAAACCGCCAAGGCGGAATTTCATGAAGTCGCGGGAGGTGAATGGGCATTTCAATTCGAGGCCGAATCCGTTACTGCACAGGCCGTCAGGAGAGCACGCAGTGCGCATGCTCTCGTCACGGAAAAGGATCGGAGACTCCGTGACTTTTACGTTCGTTGTGAACTCGAAGAGAGCACGGGCGTCTTCTTCATACTGCTTGCCCCAGGCCAGCGCCTTGGCGTTAACCTCTGGCGCGACGCCTGTGCATACCTCGGCGAGCAGCGTGTGGAAGTAGGACATTTTCATGTCTGTCCACTTCTTTCCCGATCTTGGCTTGGCGATGACGTTGTGCACTTCAGAGGCGGTGATAACGCCGAGGCGCAGCTGGTGCCATGCCTCGTCGCCTTGCTGGATAGTAGTTACGTCGATACCGGTCCGGGCCAGGATAATTTCTGGTGTCATGCTGCCGCCTTTTGCCTGAGGAACCCGAGAGCCTTAACACCTTCCATTTCTGTTAGGTCGGCTGGCTGCGAGATAGGGCGTTTGAAAATGCGTGAACAGAGAGGGAGAAGATCGGCATCCCATGTCTTATCCAAGGAGACAAGCAGGTCGTTAATCTCTTTCTGCGTGGTTTCGCTAAGCGGCGTTATATCGCGCTCAGGCTGACGCTCTGCTGTAAAGTTGATACCTTCTTCGCCCTCGGTGTTAACGTGGTCGATGGCGGCGTCCAGGCGCTCACGGCGAGGCCAGTATTTTGCTGCCTGCTTCACGACCGTCTTGAGGATCATCTGCTCTTCATCGGTGACCCATGGACACTTCTTGCTATTGTCGGATTTGTACTTCTTCCACGCTTCTGAGCGGTCACGGATGGAGTAGATGGCATCGATGCGCATCGTATGGGTGAGGTAATCACCATCGTCAGTTTTTACCGTTACATACGCGCCTACGATGTCCCCGCGCTGCTCTTCAGTATCAAAGTCGTTGTAGATGTGGATTGGCGGCTTATCGAGCCCCTCGCGGCGGAACTGGTCGTTTCTTCGAACAATAGCCGACTGGCACCACTTAATGGCGCCAGACTGCTGCGCGATGTGCATCAGGCCCATGTAACTGATGTCTAGGCAAATAGCCCCTTTACGCGGAACCAGGTAAGCCAGCTTCTGAGCTGGGTTTAGCGAAATACCGATAGCCGCAACGTTGATGATTGCGTTCTGCGTGCTGGTCTGGTTCTGGAATGCGACTTTCGCGAGGTAGTCGTTGTTCTGAAATATTTGGATGGCGAACTGACTTTCCTTCGCCCACACCATCCGCTCGTCTGTGGCCGCCTTAATGAAAAGCGGCTCCTGTTGTTTGACGAAATCAACAAGGGTTAAGCTCATGATCACTCCTTAGAACGGGCAGGGCGCTTGACGCTGCCATTCTTCTTCGGCGCGGTCGTAACAGATGCGTGTGACATAGTCGTTATAGGCTTCCTCTGCCTTTTCACCGACTAGTGCCATTTGCGCTTCTTTTGGGAGAAACAGGCTACTCATTTGCAGAGCATATTTCGGGAACATGGCGATCAGTTCTTTCGCCCGGTTGTCGACCCACTTCTCCTTCTCGTCGGTGAGCTGCTGCTCAACCCAGCGCCGATCTTCGATTCGGTCGTAAGTGAGGTATGCGTTCATAGATTCTCCGGTTTTCTTTCTTCATGAACGGCATGCTTGCCGTGCATGCGCTCTCTTGCTGCAACGACAACGGCCCTGGCCTCATTAAGGTCGGTGAAATTGCCAAGGTGGTATTTTTTGCCGTCGATAGAGCAGCGTGCGTGCCAGCGTTTATCTTTCTTATTCCAATAAACGCCTTTGACGCCGCTTGTGTTGTTTTTTGGAGAGAGCTTATTTAGCTGATTAATGCAGTGAGGAACGTCCCTGAGGTTGCATAACCTGTTGTCAGTTCTTATGCCGTTTATGTGGTCTATTTCATGCTCAGGCCACGAACCATACGAATAAAGCCATGCCAGTCGATGGCATAAATATCTTTCGTGGTCGATAGATACTCGAAGATAACCCATAGGGTTTAACGACCCAGCGATAGAGCCGGTAACGATGCCGCCGGCAGTTTTTAGCCTGGTGAAAATCCCAGTCTCTGCGTCGTAGTGAAATAACTCCTTTAACCTCTGAATTGAAAGCATGGCAATGCCTCCCGGTTAGTCCAGGCCGATCGGTTGAATAGGGTGATTAGTGCTGGATAGGGTTGCCGTGACCGTCCAGAAGAACGTCAATCACGCAGTCACTGAGGCGTATGATTTCTGCATCAGTGTGCAGGTAGACCCATTTACGCTCCTGAATGACTGCTGAGACGCGATAGGTGCGGCCTTCATGCATTGCCATCATGCCGGGCGTGACGCACTGGCGTATGAGCGGGGTGGTGCCGTAGTGATTGATCATACCTTCACCTCAACCTGTTCCAGGAGGCCAGCGATATGCATCTGCCAGCGGTTCAGCACCAGTTTTTCCCGCGGTGCCGATAGCGACGTCAGTTGCCACTCGTTATCGTTGAGCTTTTTGGCGGTGTACTGCTTGCCGTTGTGAGTGACTGTCATGATGCCTCCCGGGCGCGAAGCATTGCGTCAGCTATCTGGTACGCTTCGGTTGCTGTGCGGTCATCGCTACACAACCAGTCAGGATTCGCTAATCGACCCTGCATAGCCTTAGCTGCGAAGTAATCGCGCAGCGTCATGCCGCCAGAGCTGACTTCGAAACCATGTAAGTGACCAACTTCGTCGCGCTCCACGATAGAATTACACGGGAAAGCGCGCCCTCCAGTTTTATTGCTCATAAATCCTCTTGGCCTTATCGCGGCGAACGGAACGGTTAATACATGACTTCTGCGCTAATGGGCGGTGGATGGCCGCCGGTTGTCATAAATGGGCAGACTCGAAAATCTGCCTATGTATGGCCAATAAAAAACCCGCCTGAGCGGGTCATGACACCTTCTGTAGTGCTGATGTTCGGGGGTAATAAAACTTTGGTTTCGCCGTTGATCCTTCCTTCGGACCAACTTTTACGGTGTAACGCGTTTGTTTTTTGTATTCCCACACTTCCGTAATCACTCCAGTTTTCGTCTTCCAGCTGCCCGCGGCCTGACTTGACCACGTAACAACATCTCCTTTCTTAAACTCCATCGCCTTGCCCTCTGTCGTTACCCGCTGATGCGGGAGAAATGCTTTATCAGTCAACTATAAATTCATGAGCTACAGCTCATCGCGAATCTGTGAGAGTATGCTGATTGCCAGGTAATACCCTCGTCGATGCTCTTCTGTTTTGTACGCACGCATATCGTCTTTGAGCGATGCTATTGCCTTATTCAGGACCTCAACTTGCGCTTCTTTAATCGCCTGTTTGCGTGGCTTCTGTCGTTTCTTAGGGAGGTCCCTTAAACACGCCGGAATGTATGTCTGAGTCATAAAAAATCCTCTTGTGATTCAGCACAGCCCACTCAGCTTCAAATGGACTGGAATAAATCTCTTTGCGCTTCGTACCTCTCATCCCGCCAGTGTTGCCCGTTCCCACGCCTTTATCGCTCTCGCGAGGGGGTAGCCTTCTCACCGACCGGTTCGCCGCCGGTGATACGCCGCATTTTTCGCGTTGGGGTCTAAACAGGATTACCGAGTACTGTTCCGACTTTGCATATTGTTAAAGAGCATGACGAATCGGTAGTGGTGCGCCGTTCGCCTGGTCGAATCTCCAATTCGCCGCTGGCTAACTTCGCTCAGCTGTCGATGTTTCGTTTCGATGGATTAACAATACTAGCGGTATTAATATATAGCAATACCGCCAGTATTAATAAATCTTTGATTAATACTAAGAGTATGAATTTGATGTGATTTATTTTTTTAAATACCAGTGCTATGCTTAAAAAAACAGCAGGAGGGATGTGCATGGTTCTGGATGAAGAGCGTATAAGCATGAAAATTCAGGCGATGGGGCGGGCGGTCATGGAGTTGTCACTGGCAGATTTACCTATGACCCAGCAAAACATCATCGACAAGCTGGAGCAGTACCGGAAGGAAACAGGAAACGTGATAGGGAAGGGCGTGAACAGGGATGCCGCTGAGATAGCGCGGAAAGGAAATTAAAAAACCCGGCACGGGCGGGCAGGTAGTGTTGCGATAGTTATTGTTATCAGCTTCAGGCTGAATAGTTATCGGCAGAATGGCGGATAGCTTTATGGGTGGGCAATAAAAAACCCGGCAATGCCGGGGCCGGGTTATTCTCATGGGGCAGATATTGACGAGGCATTACCTTGTTCAATCACGCCAGCTCTAACTTTATAGCTGCCTAAAATCTTCACGGTCTTATTGTCTTTCATTGCATCAAAAAGCAAGGCTATCTCGTCTTTATCGTCGATAAAGGAAGTGTCAACAGAGACAGGAAATGTGGACTCCCCTGTAGGCTCGCGGCAGCTAATTGTAATTTTATCGGCTGAACGTTTAATTCCATCGATTACTAACTCAAGGTTGTGTTCTTCGGTTTTTGCTTTTTCGATAGGATTCTTGATTAGCTCGTGGATTTCTTTGTTAGACAGTTCAACGGTGCTTGCGCCTGATATGACAATTTTGTCAGCATCAGATGCGCCTTTTAATATCCCTGTATACGCTTTTGCAGTATGCTCCTGAATCCCTTCGGCGCGCTCTACGGCATCCACGCCTGCTTTAGCTCTAATCGCCTCAAGCATTCCGTCCCTCAGGATAGTCATGCGCTCGTTTTCTGATTTAATCTTGACTTCTTCAAGCTTGGTTTCTTCTTGCTTCACTTCTACTTCGGCTTTTTTCTCTAAGTATGACGTGCCAACCCACGCACCGCCTATAACGGTGACAGCAAACAAGAGACATAATGTTTTTTGGCCAGGGCTCATGCCGTGCGTTACCTTCTCAAATGCTTTACCGAATGCTTCAAAAAGATCAGTTAATGCAGCAAGTATATCAGTACAGCCTTCATCAATGGTAAAGATGATCTCTGCTTCTTCTTTATCTTTACCGGTTAACCTTTGAAGGTTGTCAGTTTTATATTTTATTAGTGTGAAAACTTTATAAATTTCAGTTTGGAATTCGCATAAACCCTGAGCGAGAGCAGAGGGAAGCGTTCCGTTGTAGCGAGATGGGTCACCATAAATCTTAAAATTCACACTGTTGAAGAGGTCGAACTTGATCCTTTCGATAGGTATCTCTTCGCCACCATCTAATCTTGCGAACAAAGATTCAATGTCATCCAGACTTGAAACCTCAATAACCTCTTTCATGTCAACCATTTAGCATGACCTTGCAAATTAAAGTAGTGATTAAAAAAATTGGATACCTACCAACTATGCCGACCAGAACATCTTGCCGATCAGACCAGCCGCAGCTTCGTCTCTACAGCAACACCGATAATTCGACAGTTACCATTCACCGGAACAAGAGGCCATTGCGGGTTTAGACCCTTCAGGTACTTCTGCCCACCGTCGATCACTAACTTCTTAAATGTTGCCTCGTTCGAATCGGATAGCTTTGCTATTACCAGACTGCCATTTACCGCATCTCTACCGGTGTCGAAAAGTACATAGGTTCCTTCAGGTATGCTCAAGCCAGTAGGGGCTGTCATTGACTCGCCCTCAACGAGCAACCAGAACGCGTCACCCTGAATGTGAGCATTCGACTCAAGCCACAGATCTATATCTTTTAGGGTGTATGGCTCAACCGCTTCGCACCATGAACCAGCCTGGACACTACTGATTACTGGATACTTGTTACCAGGATTGTAGGGGCCAGCGTACTCCACATCACCCTTAAGCGTGTCGTCAATGATCATACCGCCAGCTCCTACGGAGAAGTTCTTTTTGCCAAGGAACTGCAATATTTTTGCGATCTCGGAAAGGCTTGGCTCACGCCGAGCGTTCAGCCAATGACTTACCGCACCTTTAGTAATACCGAGGTGCTCCGCCAGCTGTTCCTGATTGATGCCCTGACTTTTCATCAGGGTCTTAGCTAAGTCGTACCATTTCATAGTCATACCCGAATGATACAAGTTGTATATATTTGCGCGAGCCACAATTCGTATATTTTACTTGCGAACAAAGAATACAAAACGTATATTTAAGTTGTTTAAAGGAGACCCGACATGAACAATATCCGAAAAATCCGCAGAAACATCGGTTTGACTCAGCGACAGATTGCCGAAGAGCTGAACCTGTCGACAGGTGCGGTTTGCCATTACGAAAAAAATAAACGCAGCTTAAGCCTTGAGCAGTGCCGGGCGATTGTTGCAGCTCTGAATAAGCATGGCGCTTCAGTAAGCGTTGATGACGTTTTTCCACCAATCAGCAACAACGCCGCCTAATTGGCGGCCCTAACCACGAAAGGGAAAGCAATGCATTCACTTGCGTATCAACAGAGTACCGGACTTGAACAACGTCCGTTGATTTCGATTTATCAAAGTGTTCCGCGCAATAACCGTAAGCTAATTCGAATACGGGAGGCAGTTAAGGCCTGGCAAAAAGCTACGCCGGGCCAGTCTCAGGTTCACATTTCTCAGCTGGTTGCGAAAGAGTGGCTGGCGCGCGGCGGGAAGGGGTTGTTACTGGCAGGTTCTGAACACAACACGAAGCAGAACTTCTTCCGGATGATTAACGATCCGGGCCCGAAGAACGACAAGGGGTTGATGCTACTGATCCCCGTCATTATCGACGTGATGGCGCGGGATAACGAGAAAGTGGCGAGAGAGTTCGGTCTGGTCGCAAAGACTGAGGCCGAACTGATAGCCGAGGCCATGAAAGAGTGCACTGAAGCGCATCAGGCGAAGTTACTTGGTCAGCCGATACAACGCCTTGAGAAAGAGGTGAGAGAAGCTGCTGAAGCACTGCTGCGCTTCCTGCCAACTGAATCAATCGCTGCGGTGGTGACAAGTCTGGCCGCTATGGCGCCGGGAGTTATGTGATGGGTACTACCAAAAAAGCGAAAGCCCTTGAAGCGGTCACTTCAAAGGCCCTTATCACACTGTGTTACGCCAAGTAACGGGAGTAAGTATGTCAAAAACTCGCAAAAAGTACCAGGAAAAAGAGGAACGTCGCCATCCAGATTCACCAGATGGCCTGGTTGTCGCTGCCTCAAAAAACCGGGCGTTCGCGGAGCGCTTTGTTGGCATGTCAAGACTGGCACTGATTCAGGCAGGGGTGAAGCATGGGCGTCGTTAAGTTAGCAGATCGGAACGGAGGTGCGTATTCCTCCAGGAGCTCTCGCGTGGATAACAGGAAGCAGGGTCACTTTGCCTTGTTCAGAAGCGCTCTCACAGCACCATGGTCAAAGGATACGGCTAAGTTAGCCCTGTGGGTGCGCCTGCTTGGGGAGGCTCGCTTTAAGCCTGGCAGCGTTGAATTTGCTGGCCGCGAATGGATGCTTGGAGCAGGGCAGTTGGTCACCACCACCGCCATCATGGCAAGAAAACTTTGCGATCAGGACGGCAATGAAAAGAGTGCAAAAGCCGTTGAGCGAATGCTGAAATTCTTCTGCCGTGAAGGGATGTTAAGCACCAAGGGAACCCCATTCGGGACCGTGATTACCATCACAAATTATTGTGAATATCAGGGCATTTCAGGCGTCGAAGGTAGTGACGAGCCTCCAGTCGAACCTAAACCAAGTGCTGGCGCTGTCTTGAAGCTAGTACCCGTCGAAGGTAGTGACGAGCCTCCCGTCGAACAGAACAAGAATGGAGTTAACAAGAATAATAAAACCCCCCTTACCCCCCAGGGGGAAAAATCGCTCGCTCAGGAAGTGATGGATTACTTCAACGAGCTAACTGGTAGTCGTTGTGCTGCGCTGGCACCTTTCGAGAAAGCTCTCTCCACGGTGAAGAGCAAAGACCAGTGCTACACCGCTGAAGAGCTGAAACTCGTTATCCGCTGGGCCCATGTGAACTGGGGTCACAGCTTCAAGCCAGAGAACCTGTGCCGTATGACCCGCTTTGATGGATACCTGTCAGACGCCCTGATATGGGCAGATGGTCATGGAAGCAACCCGAAAGCCTGTCCGCACGAAGAGATCATCAAGCTCTGGAATGAAAAATTCCCTTCGAAGGCCGTTTCGCTGCATGAGTGGAACCGCCGCCGTCCGGCCTATCGAGACCTGGAAGCTGTGTGGAACGGCAAAACCACCCAGGGCAACTGGCGAGAACTGAAGCACATGGGAATGGCCTTCGAGCTGATTAGCAAGTCTTCCCTGTTCGGCACCAGAGGCGATCAGCCATGGCTGACTCTCGACTGGATACTGAATCCGAAGAACTGGGGATCTGTCTACGAGCAGGCCATCAACGAGCACCGTGAGCGCAAGGGAGTGAAAGCATGAGCCGTTTTATTGATTTATACGTTGAGCAGGCCGTCATCGGCGGAATAATGCTTGCAGCAGGGCGCGCAGATGGCGTGGACATGGCTACCGATGCGATTGAGGGCCTGACTGAGGACCACTTCACAGCAACACCCCATAAAGTGGCTCTGCGTTCCTATAAGCGACTCAACGAATCCGGTTCGAAGATAGACCTGCTTACGCTGACCAGCGATCTTGAGCAGCTCGGGGTGCTTGAGAGTGCGGGTGGTTTCGCTTACCTGGCTGAATGCAGCAAAAACACTCCGTCTTTCGCAAACCTGGCAGCCTACTGCGAAAAGCTTCGGGAAATGTACCTTGGTCGCCGTATGACCCTGGCGTTACAGGTAGGGATCCAAAAATTGTCCGAACCATCCAGTGAGGGTATCGCTGACATCATCGGCAACATACAGGCCGATATCTCCGGTATTGAGCACAGTGCGGACTATGGCACTGAGCACATCACCACCGGGATCGACATGTCATTAGAGACTATCCAGTCGATTATCAGCGGCGATATCTGGAAGCACAAAACCGAGCTTGGCATGGCAACCATCGACAGCGCTTTTGGCGGGTTCAACAACACCGATTTCATCGTTGTCGGCGGGCGCCCTGGCATGGGGAAAACCATGTTCAGCACCACCGTGACCGAGACTGTCGGCCTGAAAAACAAAAAGCCTGTGCTGTTCTTCAGCCTGGAAATGCCAGTTGATCAGATCTCCGAACGTGTCGCGTTCCACCGGGCACGGGTGAGCAAAGAGGATTTACTCAGCAAGCAGAGCGGCGTGATGGATGGTGCCTGGGGAAAGGTCGGCCACTGCATGAAGGATTTCATCGAAGCCCCGATCTATATCAACGACAAGCCATCCCTCAGCGTTCATCAGGTGCGAGCGGAAGCCAGGCGAATGAGCAAGAAACTGGGTGGACTTGGTGTGGTCATTGTCGATTACCTCCAGAAGATGCGCATGTCTGACCCTGAGAACATGAACCGCAGCGTAGGGGAGATCGCCACCGGCCTGAAAAACCTGGCGAAAGAGTTGCGTTGCCCGGTCATCGCACTGGCTCAGCTTAACCGTAAGGTCGAAGAACGTGCTAATAAGCGCCCGGTCGCAGCTGACCTCCGCGAGTCCGGTGTTATCGAGCAGGAAGCCGATGTGATTTTCATGATCTACCGGGATGAGAAATACAACCCGAACACCGAACTGAAAGGCATCACAGAAATCATCTGTGTGAAGTCCCGCCATGCGCCGGGGGCAGAAAAAACCTACCACTTCAGCAGCCGCTACTCCGGCCTGGACCCGGTAGATTTCACCTACAGCGGCCAGATGCAACAGGAGGCTGACTATGAGTGCTAAGACGATGAAAGGCAAACAGGCAATTCTGCGTTATCTCGAAACGCACCAGACCTTCACAGCGAAGGATGTGGCCACAGAGTGCGGCATGACCATCAACTGCATCACGAAGAACGCTATCGATCTGGAGCGGGCCCGCAAGATTGTCCGGGTGAGCAAGGTCTGGCGAACGGTGACTTATCGCCTGGCGACGCCGGAAGAGCAGGATGGCACCGCGCGCAGCTGCACCAACGGAATATTTCAGGAATGCCGCAATAGCGCTGTTATGAAAAGGATTCTTTCCGTCTATGGGAGGTGTGGAAATGTGTGAATTAACCCAAGGTAAGCTGAAATCTTTACTTCATTACGACCCTGAAACAGGAATTTTCACGCGCAAAAAAGGTAGTGGCGGGGTTGCGGCTGGGAGTATTGCCGGCGGCCTTAATGGACACGGATATATCAATTTAAAAATAGGCGGCAAAACATTCAAGGCACACCGGCTCGCATTTCTTTATGTCTATGGGTATATGCCTGAAATGGTTGATCATAAAAATCTAAACAGGGCGGACAATCGACTCTCAAACTTGCGCGCTGCAAATCGCGCGCAAAATGGTCAGAACTCAAATATGAGAAGCGATAATGCCAGCGGAGTTAAGGGTGTGTCCTGGGATAAAAGAATAAATAAATGGGTTGCTCGATGCACCTGCAACGGCCATGAAAACTGGATAGGCTCATTTGAAAACAAAGAGTGTGCGATTGAAGCTGTGAGGTTATTTAGAGGAAAAACACACGGTGAATTCGCTAACCACGGGGAGGCCGCCCAATGAGCAACATCGACAAACGCGCGACAGATCTGCTGATTGAAAACGGCATTTTGGTTGCCGACACGCTAAGTCATCTGGCTGATAACGAAATTGACTCCGACTACTTTGCTATTTGCCACTCCAACGAAAACGGCACTGAGATTGAATGCGAGCTGGCAATCACAGATTACGCTCGCCAAGCAGCCGGAACCGTTGACGAACTGGTTAAGGCGCTGGAAGCCGCAGAGAAGCGGATTGCTGAGCTGGAGGCGAGTCACAGCAAACTACGCGAGGAAATGGCTGGTATTCACAACACAATCACTGGCGGAGGGGCTCATACGCCGCTGGCAGCCATTCTGAATGCATCCAAGCGCGCATACGAAGAGTCGTACGCCGCAGCCGGTAAAGGAGAGGCATCATGAGTACAGGTGAGTGCATTGCTCTAATGGTTGGCTTTATAGCCTGCGTTTTATTGATTTCTGACCTGGGGTTGCTGAAATGAAAATTACCAAACAGGAAGTGCAAGCAGTTTCTGGTTTGAGGGCTGGCTACACCCTCGGTCACGCTGATGTGACAATCCTCAATGAGCTGGCGCGTATCGCGCTGGCATCGCTCGAAGCGCAGCCTGTAACGGAATGGACCAACGAGCAGTGCCTGGAGTTCCTGTCGATCGCTTTCCGGCATGCGAAAATTAAAGGCGACCTTGAGTTTGATGATATCCGCCTGGGTGTGAAGATGGTCAATTGTAGCCGCGCCGCCGTGCTTCAGGGTAAAGCCGAACTTGTTACCGCGCATCCAGAACTAACTGTTTGGTACGGCTCAATGCCTGAAACGAACGGCAAAACAAACTGGACGGCAATGCTGCATCGTAAAGGCCATCACCCGTGGGAAGGCATCACAATAGACCGCTCAGAGTATCCAGAGCGCGTGCGATATGAAGCTGACCGCATGCGCCATCTGATAGGTGAGCTGACTGATGAGCCGGATATTCTGGCTTATGATGCCGACGCACACAGCGGGTATGCCGAACCTGTAAGCCAGCGTGATGAGTTGCCGTATGACCCGCAAATTGCCGCATACGAGAAAATCATGGAGCAGGCTATCCCGGATGGTTACGCACTGGTGCCGGTTGAGCCGACAGAAGACATGATTGTCGCGGGTTTTGAGTCCAGACCGGATGAGTCCTTCAGTAAATCGGAAGAATGGGAGGCCTACCAAAGAATGAGTGGGTGTGAACAGGCAGCGCACCGGGCTAAGTTGTGCTGGGCGGCCATGCTCAAAGCAGCACCGCAGCAGGAGGTGAAGTGATGCCTTGGCACTCACCAGAAACTGACGCCATTCTCGAATCCATGCCGAGAAAACAGAAACGGCAGAAGTTGATCTACAACGTAGCCGAAAACGACGCCGAGTTCTGCATAGGCGCAATCATGGACGGGAAAATAATTCGGCATGGAGCTTACGCAGCATGGATTAACATGCTTCAGCGCTGTTACGACGAATCATATCGTAGCGCACGTAAGCAATATCTTCAGGTATCACTCGACCCTGCCTGGCATAAGTTTTCTGCTTTCTACGCCTGGTGGAAGCCACGATATAGGACCGGATGGCATCTCGATAAGGATCTCCTTATCCCAGGCAATCAGGTTTATGGGCCATCAACATGCGTCTATATCCCTAAAGAGCTGAATAACTTTACCGTTGGGCGAGACTGTAAACGAGGTGATTTGCCTATAGGGGTAAGCTGGGATAAGCAGCATGGTAAATACATGTCCAGAGCCAATGACAGCAAGGGGAAATATTTATTCCTCGGTCTTTACGATGATCCGATGGAAGCGCATGAAGCATGGTTCTTTAAGAAGCTTGAGATAGCTCTGGAGTATAAAGGGCTATGCGACAGTATACACCCCGATCTTTACCGAGGCGTTCAGAGAAAGTTGCTGTTTATTCACCGGGAACAGTTGGCAGCATAAGCAGTGATTCTTGATAATCATTTTTCAAAAGTGATGTTATAATTAAGTCGCAGTCGGCCTGAACACCCGATTGTGACTTCTGCGCATTTAAGGGGACTTAAATGCGACCACAATCTGAACTCCTCAGCTTGTCACAGATGCAGAAATGCACCTGCGATTTTCTGCGTTCTGCGTTACCTGTCGGAGGTGGCGCATGAAACAGCACTACTGCATCGTTAACGACACCGTTAAAGAGAACCTCATTGCGTACATTCGCACCCTGCCGGTAAACCCTCGCGCGCCGATGGTGGTCGAGGCCCGGGAAGAGACGCGAACCGATAAGCAAAACCGTCTTATGTGGCCGCTGCTGAAGGACCTGTCTGACCAGGTTGTCTGGCACGGCGAAAAGCTGACCCGCGAGGAATGGAAGGACCTCATCACCGTTCTGGTGAATCAGACTCAGGACCAGGAGCAGAAATCCGCGCCGGGCATCAACGGCGGCCGCGTTTATTTCGGCGTCCGCACATCCAAATCCAGCAAGCGCTACATGGTCGACGTCATTGTGGCGATTTACTGGTTCGGCACCAGAAATCATCTGTGTGAAGTCCCGCCATGCGCCGGGGGCAGAAAAAACCTACCACTTCAGCAGCCGCTACTCCGGCCTGGACCCGGTAGATTTCACCTACAGCGGCCAGATGCAACAGGAGGCTGACTATGAGTGCTAAGACGATGAAAGGCAAACAGGCAATTCTGCGTTATCTCGAAACGCACCAGACCTTCACAGCGAAGGATGTGGCCACAGAGTGCGGCATGACCATCAACTGCATCACGAAGAACGCTATCGATCTGGAGCGGGCCCGCAAGATTGTCCGGGTGAGCAAGGTCTGGCGAACGGTGACTTATCGCCTGGCGACGCCGGAAGAGCAGGATGGCACCGCGCGCAGCTGCACCAACGGAATATTTCAGGAATGCCGCAATAGCGCTGTTATGAAAAGGATTCTTTCCGTCTATGGGAGGTGTGGAAATGTGTGAATTAACCCAAGGTAAGCTGAAATCTTTACTTCATTACGACCCTGAAACAGGAATTTTCACGCGCAAAAAAGGTAGTGGCGGGGTTGCGGCTGGGAGTATTGCCGGCGGCCTTAATGGACACGGATATATCAATTTAAAAATAGGCGGCAAAACATTCAAGGCACACCGGCTCGCATTTCTTTATGTCTATGGGTATATGCCTGAAATGGTTGATCATAAAAATCTAAACAGGGCGGACAATCGACTCTCAAACTTGCGCGCTGCAAATCGCGCGCAAAATGGTCAGAACTCAAATATGAGAAGCGATAATGCCAGCGGAGTTAAGGGTGTGTCCTGGGATAAAAGAATAAATAAATGGGTTGCTCGATGCACCTGCAACGGCCATGAAAACTGGATAGGCTCATTTGAAAACAAAGAGTGTGCGATTGAAGCTGTGAGGTTATTTAGAGGAAAAACACACGGTGAATTCGCTAACCACGGGGAGGCCGCCCAATGAGCAACATCGACAAACGCGCGACAGATCTGCTGATTGAAAACGGCATTTTGGTTGCCGACACGCTAAGTCATCTGGCTGATAACGAAATTGACTCCGACTACTTTGCTATTTGCCACTCCAACGAAAACGGCACTGAGATTGAATGCGAGCTGGCAATCACAGATTACGCTCGCCAAGCAGCCGGAACCGTTGACGAACTGGTTAAGGCGCTGGAAGCCGCAGAGAAGCGGATTGCTGAGCTGGAGGCGAGTCACAGCAAACTACGCGAGGAAATGGCTGGTATTCACAACACAATCACTGGCGGAGGGGCTCATACGCCGCTGGCAGCCATTCTGAATGCATCCAAGCGCGCATACGAAGAGTCGTACGCCGCAGCCGGTAAAGGAGAGGCATCATGAGTACAGGTGAGTGCATTGCTCTAATGGTTGGCTTTATAGCCTGCGTTTTATTGATTTCTGACCTGGGGTTGCTGAAATGAAAATTACCAAACAGGAAGTGCAAGCAGTTTCTGGTTTGAGGGCTGGCTACACCCTCGGTCACGCTGATGTGACAATCCTCAATGAGCTGGCGCGTATCGCGCTGGCATCGCTCGAAGCGCAGCCTGTAACGGAATGGACCAACGAGCAGTGCCTGGAGTTCCTGTCGATCGCTTTCCGGCATGCGAAAATTAAAGGCGACCTTGAGTTTGATGATATCCGCCTGGGTGTGAAGATGGTCAATTGTAGCCGCGCCGCCGTGCTTCAGGGTAAAGCCGAACTTGTTACCGCGCATCCAGAACTAACTGTTTGGTACGGCTCAATGCCTGAAACGAACGGCAAAACAAACTGGACGGCAATGCTGCATCGTAAAGGCCATCACCCGTGGGAAGGCATCACAATAGACCGCTCAGAGTATCCAGAGCGCGTGCGATATGAAGCTGACCGCATGCGCCATCTGATAGGTGAGCTGACTGATGAGCCGGATATTCTGGCTTATGATGCCGACGCACACAGCGGGTATGCCGAACCTGTAAGCCAGCGTGATGAGTTGCCGTATGACCCGCAAATTGCCGCATACGAGAAAATCATGGAGCAGGCTATCCCGGATGGTTACGCACTGGTGCCGGTTGAGCCGACAGAAGACATGATTGTCGCGGGTTTTGAGTCCAGACCGGATGAGTCCTTCAGTAAATCGGAAGAATGGGAGGCCTACCAAAGAATGAGTGGGTGTGAACAGGCAGCGCACCGGGCTAAGTTGTGCTGGGCGGCCATGCTCAAAGCAGCACCGCAGCAGGAGGTGAAGTGATGCCTTGGCACTCACCAGAAACTGACGCCATTCTCGAATCCATGCCGAGAAAACAGAAACGGCAGAAGTTGATCTACAACGTAGCCGAAAACGACGCCGAGTTCTGCATAGGCGCAATCATGGACGGGAAAATAATTCGGCATGGAGCTTACGCAGCATGGATTAACATGCTTCAGCGCTGTTACGACGAATCATATCGTAGCGCACGTAAGCAATATCTTCAGGTATCACTCGACCCTGCCTGGCATAAGTTTTCTGCTTTCTACGCCTGGTGGAAGCCACGATATAGGACCGGATGGCATCTCGATAAGGATCTCCTTATCCCAGGCAATCAGGTTTATGGGCCATCAACATGCGTCTATATCCCTAAAGAGCTGAATAACTTTACCGTTGGGCGAGACTGTAAACGAGGTGATTTGCCTATAGGGGTAAGCTGGGATAAGCAGCATGGTAAATACATGTCCAGAGCCAATGACAGCAAGGGGAAATATTTATTCCTCGGTCTTTACGATGATCCGATGGAAGCGCATGAAGCATGGTTCTTTAAGAAGCTTGAGATAGCTCTGGAGTATAAAGGGCTATGCGACAGTATACACCCCGATCTTTACCGAGGCGTTCAGAGAAAGTTGCTGTTTATTCACCGGGAACAGTTGGCAGCATAAGCAGTGATTCTTGATAATCATTTTTCAAAAGTGATGTTATAATTAAGTCGCAGTCGGCCTGAACACCCGATTGTGACTTCTGCGCATTTAAGGGGACTTAAATGCGACCACAATCTGAACTCCTCAGCTTGTCACAGATGCAGAAATGCACCTGCGATTTTCTGCGTTCTGCGTTACCTGTCGGAGGTGGCGCATGAAACAGCACTACTGCATCGTTAACGACACCGTTAAAGAGAACCTCATTGCGTACATTCGCACCCTGCCGGTAAACCCTCGCGCGCCGATGGTGGTCGAGGCCCGGGAAGAGACGCGAACCGATAAGCAAAACCGTCTTATGTGGCCGCTGCTGAAGGACCTGTCTGACCAGGTTGTCTGGCACGGCGAAAAGCTGACCCGCGAGGAATGGAAGGACCTCATCACCGTTCTGGTGAATCAGACTCAGGACCAGGAGCAGAAATCCGCGCCGGGCATCAACGGCGGCCGCGTTTATTTCGGCGTCCGCACATCCAAATCCAGCAAGCGCTACATGGTCGACGTCATTGTGGCGATTTACTGGTTCGGCACCGACCGCGGCGTGAAGTTCTCCGAAGCATCCAGTAAGCGCATCGCCTGGGCGCAAGAGTGGAGGGCTTCCCGTGGCTAGTCCTCTCGCACGCGTCATCACAAATCACATCTACAACGTTCCGGCGCGCCGCCAGCGTAAGCCCGCGGTTAAGCCGTCCGAAATCCCGACACTGAAGGGCTACACCGCCCGCCTGGTGGATCAGAAATGGCTGCGTCTCGCGGCGAGGAGGAACCATGCGTAAACCATCCCGCCGTAAGTGCAAAGTATGCGGTGAATACTTCGCGCCGAAATTCCACGACATCCGGATCCGCTGGTGCAGCCCGGAGCACGGCGCAATCCTCGCGATGGAAGAGCGCGAAAAGGAGAAGGTGAAAGCCGCGGCGAAGCGCATTAAGGAGCAGAAAGAGGCCGAGAAGGCAGGACGCCAACGGCGCGCTGCACGTCGCAATGAGCTGAAGCCGATCCGTCACTGGGTGCAGATGACTCAGCGCGCCTTCAACGACTGGCGGCGCGAAATGCTGCTGGCCGCCGGGCACGGCTGTATCTCCTGCGGAACCAAGACCGCTTTTGCCTGGCATGCCGGGCATTACCGCACCACGGCCGCCGCACCACAGCTTCGCTTTAACCCGGACAATATCTGGCTCCAGTGCTCCGCATGCAACGTTCACAAATCCGGGAACATCGAGGCGTACCGTGCCGCGCTGGTCGATCTGATAGGCGAAGAACGCGTGCTGGCGCTGGAATCCAACAACGAAACCCACCGATACACCCGTGAAGAACTGGACGGCATACGCGCAAAGGCACGGGCAGACCTTCGTGCACTGAAACAGCAGGAGGCCGCATGAACCACGCCGATTTCCTGAGGTACCAAGCCGAAAGCGTTAAGCGTGCCAGCCTGCCACCAGTAGCAAAGCACAGCCAGACCAAAACCAACCAGCCACAGAAGGAAGCAGCATAATGAACCTCGAATCAATCGCTAAATACTTTGCGCCTAAATCACCGATGTTCAGTGACTCTCCTCGCGCAACAGCATCAGACAGCCTAACCGGCACTGACGTTATGGCGGCGCTTGGCCTTGCTGGTCACAAGTGCGGATTTGGCTTCGATCTTTACCTCTCGAAAATCGGCATTAGCAGCCCAGATATAGCACTGGAGAGACTCTATGAGCAGGCACGTAAGTTATCAGGTAAATTCAGAGCACTGTCTGAACTCGATGAATCAGCTCGGTCAGGCGTGCTTAAGGTTCTCTGCGCTTTTGCATACCAGGATTATTCAAGAAGTGCTGCCAGCACTCGAAAATGTGATTGCTGTGATGGTGGCGGATTTACAGAGGCGCAAGTGTTTACCAACAAGGTCTCATACCCATGGGGGAAACCGCCTTACTGGTCGAAAATGTCGCGTGCCGTTCGCCCAAGCGACTGGGAGAGCTGGACACAGGCGCGTGAGGTGGTGCGAGTTAAATGCAAGCCGTGTAACGGAAAAGGCGTTATCAGCAATTCGTGTCGCTGCCATGGCAAAGGTAAGGTGCTGGACAAGGCAGAAAGCGATCGGCAGGGCGTCCCCGTGATGAAGACCTGTGACCGCTGCGGAGGTAGGGGTTACGCCAGACTGAAGTTCTCAACGGTAATTGAGGGCATTAATACTGTAGCGGAGATAAAGAAAACGGCGGCCTATGACCAAATTCAGCCGCTATTTGAGGAGCTGGTCGCCGAATGCCATAAACAGGAGTCTATGGCTGACTCTATTCTCTCAAAAGTAACGAGATGAAAATAATTTTCCCTAATATTGAAAATATATAGGAAATAGATATTGCATTTCGCGGAAAAACTGGATAGATTCATCTCTAACGCTGGGAATCCGTTCAGTCGTTCCGAAGCAAAAAAAATTCAAGCCCGAGGTTAACGCCTTGGGCTTTTTTATTTGCGGTACGCCGCACACAGAACCCACTACCTGGGACCCTTCGGCCAGAGAGCCGACATTAACTTGCCCTCATCTTCCCTGCCTGTCGCCGGGTTTTTTTATTTCAGGCTCCGGGAACCATCATCGACATGCCTACTTGTTAAATCGTCCCGAGGGCCTGACCTAATCAACCAGCACCAAGCAGGTGCGAACATGAAGAAAACCACTATGCAAGACAGACCAGATACCTGGGCGGTGATGCTTGCGTGGCTTGTAAACCACAAAAACGAAGCTGGCTATTCGGTACTGGCTTTTGTCATGTCGATACTCGCTACCTCGCGCGGCGCGAAATCAAAGTGGAAAGACCGGATCGCCGGCGCAACGATGTGCGGAATCCTTTGCTTCTTCGCACAGCCGACACTTACGGCTATATGGGCAATCTTCAACTGGAATTTCCCCCCTGAGCTTTGCTGGCCGATCTCGGCTGGCGTCGGGTATGTGGGGGTGGATTCGCTTTTCGCCTATGCGCGCCGTCGCCTTGGCCTGAATGAACCGGGAGACAAAGCAAATGCTGACCCTCAGTAAATTTCAGCAAGCAACGGGCACCAGTTCGGCACTGGCCGGCAAGTGGTTTCCAGTCGTGCTGGCTGCAATGCAGAAGTACGACATAGGCACACCGTTAAGGCAGGCGCACTTCCTCGCGCAGGTGGGGCATGAATCATCTGGCTTCGTGCATGTGGAAGAGAGCCTGAATTACCGCTACGGCGCATTGCTGGCAATGTTCGGCAATCGAATCAGCCAGGAAGATGCTTTCAGATATGGTCGTGTAGATTCAGGCCAGAATGCTCACCCTGCCGACCAGAAAATGATTGGCAGCATCATCTACGCCAACCGGAACGGGAACGGCGATCGCAACAGTGGTGATGGATATCGTTACCGCGGGCGCGGACTGATTCAGGTTACGGGGAAAGCGAATTACGCCGCGCTGGTCAAACAGCTTGGCGTTGATATCGTGAAGAGCCCGGAACTACTTGCTCAGCCTCAATATGCTGCTGAATCCGCAGCTGCCTGGTGGAGCAATCACGGACTTAACGCTATCGCTGACTCAGATGATGTTAGCCGCATCACCAGAATCATCAACGGTGGTACCAACGGACTGGAGGACAGGAAAGCCCGCTTGACTAAAGCTAAGGGGGTTTTATGTTCGGGTTAATCAGTTTATTCCGCATTTTCAAAAACAATGCGCACATTCTCATTCCTTGCGCGTTCATCATTCTCGTCGCTATCTGCCTGTGGGGGCTGAACGCCCGCAATCATCAGCTGACGGCGACGAACGACAGGCTGACACAGCTTAACGACAGCAAGGATGTGCAGATCAACGACCTGAGGGCTAAAAATGACGATCTGGCGGGGAGCGTTAAAGAGCTTGCTGGCGCTGTTAACAGGCAAAACGTGGTCATGTCTGAGGTCGCAGAGCAAAGGGCAGAATCGGCGAAGCAGAACCGAATGCTACAGAGCGAGATTAAGCGCTACCTGGCGGCAGATAAGTGCGCTGCTGCTCCTGTTCCTGATGCCGCTGTTGAGCGGTTGCGCGCAGCAGCAGAATCCGCCCGTGGAATACCGGGTGATAAAGCAGCCGGTTCTGAGCCTTCCGGCGGAACTGACGTCGCGCATTGATGTGCCTGATCTGCCAGACAATCCCACATACGGTGACAGCGTTTCGATGAACGCAACGCTTTACGGAATTGTCGGGCAGTGCAACATCGATCGGGCAGCAATTCGCAAAATAGAGAAAGGGCTAAATGATGAAAACCAACCAGTGCAGTGAAGGTTTCGACAACCCATCCAGGTTCCGCGAGGAATGGGATAAGCAGACCCAGGAGAAATAGAGCCTCATCCCTGAGGTTCTGACACAGTCTCTCCTCTGGACTTTAACCGTAGCAAATTCTCATAGCTTCGCATTAACGCGAGGTATCAGTTAAACAGGAGTAATACATGGCTAAGTTTTACCCGCGCATCTCCGCTTTCCTTTCAGGGTGCTGGGCGTTTATCGCGTCCCTTTCGCTAAACAGCGACATCATCAGTCGCGCGGCGTTCTCACTGCGCCGGGTGGTGGATCGAGTCATTTCCGCATTCGCTGTGAAAACCGCGCCTGAAAAGGCTGATTGGCGAATCGTAGAGCGAATGTGTAGCGAAAGTGTTCGAGAGAAGATTAACGTCTTTGGCCGACACCCTCGCAACACCGGCGCGCTGTGCAGTCCACTGCTGTAGGCATTACAGAAGCTCTTCACTGAGGGGCTTCGATAATGATATGTGTAACCCCGCAAGGATGGTGATCACATCTTGCTGACGGGTAAGCCGTAAGTGGCTAAGCACTTCTGAGAAGCAGGGCAACAGCTGCGACAAGACAACGAGGTAATCATGTCTGACATCTACCAAATCACGCTTACCACCCAAACAGGCGAAACCTTCACGGGCAAGATGTCACGCCGTCAACCTGAGCTGGTGAACGGCTTTGTGCCGCTGGCGACGGAGACAGGAGAGTGGCTGTATTTCGCTCCGGCCGATGTGAAGCGCGTGCACTTTACGCCGGTACCGGCAGAGCAAGCCGAACAGCCAGAAGAACAAACAACGGAGTAACCAATGAGCAAACCAGATTGGGAGGCCATTGAATCGGCTTACCGGGCTGGTTCATTGTCAGTAAGGGCAATCGGCGAAAAGCATGGCGTTAACCATGCCACCATCCTGAAGAGAGCGAACAAAGAAGGATGGCAGCGCGACCTGACAGAAAAGGTCAGGGCGGCAACGAAAGCCAAGGTAACCAAGTCGGTAACCAAAGACGGTAACCAGCCACCGGTGGTTACTGATGAGCAGATTATTGACCAGGCCTCCGATGAGGCGGCTGCTGTAGTCATGGCTCATCGGGAAAGTCTGGCGGCATGGCGCGGCATCACAAATAAGCTCCGCGACTTCCTCGAAGACGCAGATATCACGGAAGAGAATCACGCCTCAATGTCTCGCTCGATCACTGCCGGTGTCGATGCTCAAATCAAAGTGATAAACGCTGAGCGCAAGGCGTATAACCTCGACACCGAGGAAGGCAATAAGACGGTTGATGACCTGTCTAACCTGATGGATTCACTGTCTCAGGGGGCGTAATGAAACCTGAGCACCTCAAGCTGCTGGCTGACAAAGACTGGCGGTTGAACAATCTCTACTGGATCACCGACAAAGAGGGAAAGCCGACGCGGTTCAGGATGACGCCTGAGCAGCGGGAATACTTCGATGGGATCCACACCCGTAACATCATCCTGAAAGCTCGTCAGCTCGGTTTCACAACTGAGGTGTGCATCATCCAGCTCGACGCAGCCCTGTTCGAGTCGGCTAAATGCGCGCTGATCGCCCATACGCTGAATGACGCAAAGCGCCTGTTCCGCGAAAAGGTGAAGTACGCATACGACAAGCTGCCAGCAGAGATAAAGGCGGCCAACCCGGCGAGCAATGACTCGTCTGGTGAGCTGGTCTTTAAGAAGGGCGGCTCGCTATACGTCAGTACGTCGTTTCGTGGTGGTACGTTGCGTTACCTGCACGTTTCCGAGTTCGGGAAGATATGCGCCAAGTATCCTGACAAAGCCCGTGAGATCGTCACTGGTGCGTTTGAGGCGGTATCGACTGGATGCTTCGCTACCATCGAAAGCACAGCAGAGGGCCGGGCGGGTTACTTCTTTGATTACTGCCAGGCGGCAGAGAAAGCACTGTTGCAGAGTAAGCCCTTATCCGCACTGGACTGGAAGTTTTTCTTCTTCTCCTGGTGGAAGAACCCGCAGTACGCAATCGACCCAGTTGAATCGCTGCCGGCGCGCCTGCTTGAGTACTTCGCCGAGATGGAGGCTAAGCACGGCGTAGTCGTCAACGAACGCCAGAAAGCCTGGTACTACGCCAAAGAGAAAACGCTCGGCGATGACATGAAGCGCGAATACCCGACCATTCCGGCCGAGGCGTTCCAGCAGTCGGTCGAGGGCGCGTACTACGCCAAACAATTCCGCTGGCTCTATACCAACAAGCGGATCGGCCAAATCCCTGATAACTCGCACCTTCCGGTACACACGTTCTGGGATATCGGTGTGGGTGACTCAACGGCGATCTGGTTCGTTCGCGAGGTTGGCGAAGAGTTCCATATCATCGACTACTACGAAAACTCTGGTGAAGGCCTGCGGCACTACATGAAGGTGCTGAAGGATAGGGGTTATGAGTACGGTGAGCACTGGGGGCCGCACGACATCGATAACCGTGAATTCGGTGCTGACGCCAAATCCCGCAGAGAACTTGCCCGTGAAGGGTATGAAATCGACGGGCAGGTTTACAGCATGACGTTTCAGGTGGTTCCGAAAGTGGGAATAGACACTGGCATTGAGTCGGTGCGCGAAATCCTTCCGTCCTGTGTATTCGATGAGGAGAAGTGTGCCGAGGGCATATCTCACCTCGAGGGCTACCGCAAGGAGTGGGACGACAAGCGCGGGTGCTGGAAAGATAAACCGCTTCATGACTTCACATCACACGGTGCTGACGGCTTCCGTTACTTTGCAGTAGCGAAGAACAATCACAAGCAGGTCGGCGCAGTATTCTTCTAAGGAGCTCATCAGTGAGTGAACAACAAAGCGAGGTTTCATTCCTCGTTAATGCCCTTGCTGATGCTATCGGGCGGCAGCGCATGCTGTACGCAGGCCAGCCGGGAAATACCAAACGCACGAAGTTGTGGGATGAGTTTGGCTATCCAAACAGTCTCGAGTTCGACCGCTACTACCGGGCCTACGAGCGCAACGCGGTGGCGTTTGCCGCAGTCCATAAGCTTCTCGATTCGTGCTGGGTTGATAACCCGACGATCATCGACGGCGACGGCGGAAAGGAGTCAACCGAGACAACGGACTGGGAAAAGTCAGCCACTAAGATGCTGAAGAAGCACTGGCCGAAAATTAAGGATGCGGATCGCCGCAATCTTGTTGGCCGGTACTCGGCATTGCTCATTCAGTTCCGGGACGGCAGAGAATGGCACGAGCCGGTAGACCGAGCGAAGGTTAAATCTCTGAGGAATATCGGTAACGGACCCATCGTTAAGCTGATCCCCGCGTGGGAATCGCAGATCAAGCCGGGCAACTTCGATACTGACACGCTTTCAGAAACCTACGGCCAGCCAGTTTCGTACAACTTCAACGAGCAGCCCGTTGGTGATGATGGCACGTACGGCCCGGTGCGCGGCGTTACCGTACACCCCGAGCGAATCATCATCCTCTGCGAAGGCTCAGAAGACGAGAACATGCTCTCTGGCGTGCCTTTCCTGCGCGCGGGCTTCAACAAATTGCTCGACCTCGAAAAGGTTTCTGGTGGTAGTGCAGAAGGGTTCCTGAAGAACGCTAGTCGCCAACTTGCGATAGCTTTTGATAAAGAAACTGGCATAGCGAATCTATCAAAGCAAGCCACAGACGCCGGCTACAAAGACCTGGGCGAAGCGCTTAACGACAAAGTCGCCAAGATGAACCGTGGCACAGATGCTGCCCTGGTAATGCAGGCCGGCACGCCGTCGGTGCTTTCCGTAGCAGCCGCCGATCCATCCCCTACATGGACGGTGGCCGCCAACGAGTTTGCATCCTCGATTCAGTGCCCGTTCACCATACTGTTTGGTCAACAGACGGGACGACTTGCCTCCGATGAGGACAAAACAGACTGGGCGAAGCGTTGTAACGGCCGCCGATGGGGATTCCAGTCAACGATTGTAGAGAGCGTGCTTGAGCGCTTCTGGACAGTAGGTGTCATTGACCCGCCTTCATCCGGAGAGGTTACGCTGGCATGGTCTGATCTTCTCGCTCCGAGTGAGAAAGAGAAGATTGCCAACATGCAGGCAATGGCTGTCGTGGCGAAAGATACTCAGCAGGCATACGGCACTCCGGCAGTGGATGAAAACGAAATCCGCGCAGTCGGTGAGTTGGAACCTCGCAAGGTCATGTCGCCACCTAACCCTGATGTAAAGCAAACCGATAAGGATCCGCTGACAGATGATGATGACAGCGCAAACCAGAATCGGGACGCCGATCGTACCACGCAATAAAGCTGACCCTACGCAGTCCTCGCGGCAGGTCAGCAGGATGTTCAATGATATCGAAGACCGGTATCTGAACATCAAGCGCAGGCTTAAGGCTCTGTTTGATCTGCGGCTGACTGGGCAGCAGCGTGAGGCGAACGCACAGCAGTCCTGGATGATGTGCAACAACGAGGGCGCAGAACCTTCGCTGTATCAAGTCAATGCCGGTAAGTTCGTCTATGACATGACCGCTGCTGAATTGGCCGATCTGCTCCAGGTGGTGCAGTCGATTCTGGATGATGAGCTTCTTGAAGGCGGCAGTCAGAACCTATGGGCGATGGACTACGTCATTGCGGAATATGACCGCGGCACGCTAAACGCCTTCACCAACCTGTCGGTGCAGTCTCAGGTATACGCCAGTCAGACTACGCTACAGCAGCTTTTAAGCAGCCCGGGCTACCTGAACCAGATTGCGGCGGCCAGGCTGACAACGTTCAGTGACTGGAAGGTCATCAGCGATACAGCCCGCGGCGACCTGACCAACATCATCACTGACGCGGTGGCGCGCGGAGTAAACCCACGCGAGACGGCCAGCGTAATCAGTAAGCGCATCGATGTGTCCATGTCGAAAGCAAAGAACATCGCTCAGACCGAGCAGGTCGGCGCGCTGCGGCGGGCTCAGTGGAATGAAACGGACTGGGCTGCTGACCGGCTGGGGCTGAATACCGGCCTGCTGTGGCTGTCGGCGCTCAAGCCAACTACGCGCACCTGGCACGCCAGCCGTCACGGAAAGGTCTACACCACAGAAGAGGTACGCGACTTCTACGCTGAGAATGGCAACCGGTACAACTGCTATTGCAGCCAGATTCCGGTGCTGCTCAACGATGACGGCAGCATTTTCAATGAAGGGCTGGCGGACAAGCTGAAAAAAGAGAGGATAAGCTGGAAAGAAGGGGCATAATTACCGTTCATTCAGAGCGATAGAGGTAGTCATGCTTAACAAATATTTCGTAGCTTACCAAATCTTGAAAAATGGACAGGTCTACCTTACAGGATCGACAGTTGTAGCCGATCCTGAAAGATTGGAGCCGGATGTTTTCTTTATGAATACAGCAAAAGAAATAGCCAAACAAAGAATGGTAATGCCTGACGCAGTAATCATTACCGCATTCAATCGGGTAAATTAACTACAAGTAAGTTTCAGAGCAACCTAAACCATTAGCGACCCAGCCATAGTGCTGGGTTTTTATTGCCTGAAATCCACTAACGAGGACCCAGCATGAAGCGCAACCGCGTTAACGTGCTGACCGTCGTCAACTCCGCTTCAAACATCACCACTGAAACCATCGACGGCAAGCCACATATCGTGGTTCGCGGCATCACGCCTGTCGTGGACGATATCGTGATGAACCGGAAGTTGTACCCGGCAGCAGAAATCGAAAAGGCCTACAACACGCTTGAACGTAACCCGATGCCGCTGGGCCACCCAAAAGTGGACGGCAAGCATGTATCGGCGCGCGATGTCAGGGCGGTGAACGAATACCACGTCGGCGCCTGGCTACAGAACGTCAGCCACAAAGACGGGAAGGTTACGGGCGACATGTACGTTAACCGCCATTACGCCGAGTCGAGCGAGAAGGGTAAGCGGCTGATTAACCGCCTGGATGAGATGCTGGCCGGCACCAACTCCGACCCGATCCACATCTCCACCGGCCTGCTGTATTCCGGCATAGCAGCCAACGGCGAGTCGAAGGGGAAAAAGTACAACGAAATCGCCACAAACATGATGTTTGACCATGTGGCTGTGCTGCTTGATGAGCCAGGTGCCGGAACGCCGGAGGAGGGCGTTGGCATCTTCGTTAACTCAGAAGGTGATGAGCAGCAGATCGAAGTTGCCCGCCTGGCTGACGGAATCGACTGCACCCGCGATGGCCTGATCAACAAAACCAAATTCTTCTTTACCAATGCCTCCAACTTTTCCTTCGACGACATCCAGCGCGCAATCAGTGAAAAGCTGCGAGAGGGTCGATCTGATGACAACTGGCTTTGGCCAGAGTCGGTATGGCCTGACACCTTCGTATACCGGGATGATTCCCGTTATTTCAAACAGAAGTACATCATCGACGATGACGGCAAGGCCCAATTCGTCGGCGAACCTGTAGAAGTCGTGCGCAAACAACCTGAGTACGAGATTAAAACCAACGGAGAGAACGATCCGATGAAAGAACTGATTATCAATGCGCTGCAAGCCGCTGGTAAGCCGACCGAAGGCAAGTCCGACGCCGAGCTGATGGACGCATACAACCAGATGAAGGCCGACGAAGCCGCCGCCAAGAAAAATGGCGACGAAGAAATCGACCCGGCAACCGGCAAGCCCAAGAAAAAAGAGCAGGCTACAAATAACGAAGAGATGCCAGCGTGGGCGAAAACACTCGCCGATCGCGTGGACGTCGTTTTCAACAGCCTGAACGCGAACGCCCACAAAGAGAAAGGCGAAAAGCGCGCGGCTGTGAAGCTGGCGATGAACATGAGCGATGAAGAAGTCGCAGATCTGGACGGTAAGGCGCTCGACGCCATGTATGCCAAGTGCCAGACATCTTTTGGCCTGAACGGTGCATTCCGCCATCAGGCTACTAACACCCAATCAGTCAGCGAAATGCCGGAGTAAAAAATGGCTAAAGACGGAAAGCATATCATCCACGCCGGCGGCGTGTTCCCTAATCCGCTGCTTAACCGTGAAGGCGCGGCCGCGGCATCTACTCCGCCGGGTACCATTGGCTTCTTCAGTGCAGCGGACAAGTTCACTGCCTCTGTGGATGGCAATGAGGCTGCAATTCTGTATGTGGCCAACAAAGACTATCTGCGCTGCCTGTCAGTGGACGACGCTATCCCTGCTGGCGAGCTTGTCGTAGGTATTCAGCCTCTGCCGGGCATGTTCCTCAACGTTCGTGCCGCAGCCGGCACCTACACCAAGGGACAGGCGCTCTCTATTGCAAACGGTCGAGTCAAGGTGGCTGCTGGCGATGAGTCAGTGCGCTGCTACGTCGAGGAAGACAAATCATACACAGCGGCGGCAGGCGATCTGCTTCGTGTCGTAATCAAATAAGGAGCGGATATGTTTGTATTCTCCAAGTCTATCGGTGAAAAGACCGGTAACCTCGCGGTAAATCAGGCGCAATGGCGCGCTCTTGAAATTGAGCGAAACGCCAGTGCTCAGGCAGCAGCGGATTTCTTGGCGCGCACTCAGTTCCGTGGCGATGCAGAAAACGCTCCTTATCTCGATGCGGTGAACGCAGTTGACGATATTCGTCGCCTGTATCGCGCTTTCGACACAACTGTTCTTCAGCAGTTCGAGCCGAATACCGAGTTCACTCTGCTGAACGATCTAATGCCGCTTTCTCGCTCCGTTCGAATCGAACAGTCTCGTTACGACTACGCTCGTACCGGTGGCCGCGGCTGGGCTCACACTTCCATGTCCGGACAGGTCGGCGCGGCACTCGATGCTCGTAGCTATTCCTTCGATGGCACCATGGTACCTATCCACGACTCGGGCTTTAAGTTCGAATGGCGTGATCCAATCTTCAACAGCCCGCAGGCATTGCAGTCGCAGGCTGATGCGCAGCGTGGTTCGGTTGAAGATGTTCAGCGTCGTTACGTTGACTACATTTTCAACGGCTTCCGCGATAAGGCTGGCAACTTTGCAGTATTCGACGGCCTGACCTGGAAAGGGCTGCGTGACGATGAGCGTGTAGCACAGATCGACCTAGGGGCTTCCGGCCTTAACATCGATTTCACCTCTGGCACAGCAACGTCTCAGGCTATCCGCGCCGGGGCAATCGCGCTGCGTGATCAGATGCGTCGCGTAAACAACCAGTATGCAGAGCAGACCTGGTATGTATCCGGCGAAATCATCTCCAACCTGGAACGCTACTTCTCCGACAACTTCCAGTCCGGCACGATCATGGATGAAATCCTGAAACTGACCGGTGTTGCAGCGATCAAAGAAGACAGCCAACTGTCAGGTAACGAAATCGTCATCGTTCCGCTGTCTGCTGGCGTCATTGCTCCAATCGTCGGCCAGGCTATCGGTACCGTCGCATCTCCGCGTCCGGAGTACAACAGCGACTACATCTGGCGCACCTGGGGTGCAATGGGGTTGATGGTCAAGCAGGACATCAACAACAAATACTCCGTAATTCACGCATCAAGCTAAGGATAAATCATGGCACTGGTAGAAATCGTGGCAAGCAACCTGCACGCCGGTGCCAACCTCCGCAAGCTGGAGGTTGGTTCAGTGGTGGATGTGGACGATGCAACAGCTGAGCGCTGGATCAGCACTGGCAAAGCGAAGGAGACCGATAAGAAGAAAGGCGAGAAGCTTGCCTTCGAAGTGGCTACGCCGTCATCGCCGTCAGGAGATCTGTCTGTCCTGCAAAAGCAACTCGCCGACGCACTGGAGCAGAACCAAAAGCTAATCGCCGATGGTGAAGCTAAAGACAAGGCTCACGCCGACGCACTGGCAGCAGAAACCAAACGCGCTGACGAAGCCGAAGCAGCATTGGCGGAAGCAATCAAGAAGGCGAAATAACCATGGCTGACCCAATCACAGCGGCAGACGTGCAGGCGTTCCTCGGTGAATTGGGTTACTCCATCCCGGGCGCGCTGCTGGAGCCGATTCTCTGCGTGGTAAACAAGATCATCCCGTGCCTCGATGGTGCAGGGTATGACGACTGCACCTCGAAGCTGATCCTGATGTACGCCGCCGCGCTTATGGCTACGTCGTCCGGCGCGCGCCGCATCAAATCGCAGGGTGCGCCGTCTGGCGCGTCCCGCTCGTTTGAATATGGTGACGACAGCATTACCTGGCTGCGCGACTCGTTGGCCCGTCTCGATACCAGCGGATGCACCGGTGAGTTACCGATCAGCGCTGGTAATAGTGTCGGCCTGTTCATGGTGGTCGGGGGCTGCTGATGACGTACAAATCAGTTAAGCAAGGCCTGCCGCGTTCGTTTACCCGCGTATGGGTGATGACCGACACCGGGCGGGAGACTACCGGCTACGTGAAATCGGACGGCGAGTGGTTCATCAACTGCGCGCGCATCCGGGCGACCGGCGCGAAGGTGCTGCGCTGGAAGGAGGGCTGATGTCGTCTACTGCTTCATGGTCATACAACAAGCCGTGCACGATATGGCGTAAGGGAGCGGGCGGTAATGACGAGTGGGGCGATCCTGTCGACCCATATGAACCGCCTGAAACCATCATGTGCGACTACATCGGCGGCCTGTCTGCAAAGCTCGGCTCCATCGGTAAAGAGGTTGTCGTAAAAAACACCTTCTTTACTGCGTATGCGTTAGCTGATGAGGGCGATTACATCCTGATTGGTGTTAGTGCTGAGCAGGATCCGGTCGTAGCAGGTGCTGATGAGGTCCGTCACGTGACGCGCTGGAACGACACTCTCGACGGTCTGGAAGATGACTGGGCGATAATTACGGGAGTGTAGCCATGGGCATCAAAGTGAAGGGCATCAGCCAGGCGAAGAAAAACCTTAATGCTCTGGTTGGTGATATTCAGGGGAGAAAGGTCGTCAGAGCCATGCAATCAGCTTTGATTATCGGCGGATCTCAGGCGGCGCTCTATACCCCGATCGATACATCAACCCTCATCAATAGCCAGTTTCGCGAGATTACTGTAAATGGAAATCGCGTGACGGGCCGGGTGGGTTATTCGGCTAACTATGCTGCATACGTCCATGACCCAAGCGTACCTCAGAACTTCCGCCGGGCGACGGCAAGGAAGGAGTTTTTAACCAAAGGGTTTGAAGACACGCAGCGACAGATCGATGCTGTGATCGCCAAGGAAATGTCTCTATGAATCCTCCTATGTATCAGCGAGTCAGGAACATGTTTGGCGATGCCGGGCTTACGACCGGTTTCCTGGTTCAGCTTCTTAATTTCAATGACCCGAATGACCTTTCGAAAGCGATTATAGTGTTCAGACCAAATGGTGGAACCCCCATCAGAAATGACCTCGGGAACGATAACTATGTCCTGGTCGATGTGATTGGCGCAAAGGACAAAAACCAGGCGGCAGCAACTGCTGCTCAATCAATCATTGATTATGTCCAGGCCAACCCCATGGCTGACGAATGTGTCGGCTACATCCAGAACATGGGCGCAATTCCCGCGCCGGTGCTCACAGAAGAAGGGCGAATAGTCTTCCGACTTCAGTTCGCCTGCACTTACGGCGAATAGCCATCCCAACCAAATAACCCGCTACGGCGGGTTTTCTTTTATACGTCAAAGAGGAGTTTCACATGGCTAATTGCCAGAACTCGAACGAGCGCCTGTTCGGCGGTGCGGTCGTGCTGGAAGTCGCCGATGGCTGCCCGGACGTCAAGCCACTCGAAGCGGAGTGGATGGCGCTGGCTGCTGGTACGTCGAAAGGCTTCGACTTCAACCCGAACTCGGTTACCTCTGATGCGGATGACGGCGGCGGCTATGTCGAGACCATCATCACCAACAGTGACTTCACCCTGAGCTTTGAAGGTGAGGTGCGCAAGAAGGACAAGCTGGATCAGTACGGTGTCGGCAAGTTCATCAAGTATTTCGCTGACGAGCTGAAAGCCAAACGCCAGCCAGGCATGTGGGTGCGAATGGACTACGGCCCGGTCGAATTCATCGGCTACATGAACATCACGGCGCTGAGCTCTGACGGTGGTACCAACGACATCGTCACGTTCTCTACCGAGTTCAAAGTCGGTGATGCAAGCACCATCGAAGTGAACGAAATCACTGCTGTTGCGGTGACTGGCGTGACGGTAACCCCGACAGCCAGCACCGGCACGGCAGGCGGTACCAGCACCTTCACGGTGAATATCGCACCAACCGGCGCTACCAACAAAGACTTCACTGTAGCGACTACCGATGCAACCAAGGCAACGGCAACAGCCTCAGGCAACACCGTTACCGTGACGCGTGTCGCCACCGGCAGCGCGCAGATCATCATCAACACCGAAGATGGCAACTTTGTGGCCGTGCATACGGTTACCGTTACTTAACGAACATTCCAAAGGGCGGCGTGCTGCCCTTGATAATGACCGTTTACTGGAATGCCTATGACCGTTTTAACCGATATTGGCGAAATCTCCGTCAGCGACAGTCGCGAAGGCGGAAAAGATTACCTGCTCCGACCTTCATTTGAGGCCATGACAAGGATCGGCACTCCGGAAGAGATTGTGCAGGCGTACGCCATCATCCATGGCATTGAGGTTTCTCAGCTCACTGAAGCGTGCGCGAGCACTTTTGGACGATTTCCTGAATGGTTATCCCCCTCTTTCAACCGTGCCGCTGAGAAGCTTTTATCCACGTGCATGCAGGTGTTACAGGCGTGCTGCGATGAAGACTTGACGTCCATGATCGGCGAATGGAAAGGGTGGCGACATTGCGTTGTATACCGACCTGGAAAGATGCCGAAGAACGACATCATCGTGCTGGCTCAGCACCTCATGCAGCACGGTATCGTTGGCAAAGCGAAGGTTCGCCAGTTGCAGCGGCACGAAACAGGCGAGCAAACCACTGAATTTAAAGCCTTCGACTACATCAGCGCGGCGCGTAGCCACTTTGGCATGAGTCGTGATGAGGCGTCCAAGCTAACTATGACCGAATTTCAGATGCTGCTAGCGGCGAAATACCCTGAGCAGAAAGGGTTCACTCGCGAAGAGTACGACAGCATCACCGACGAATATCTGGCTAAACAGGCAGTTCGACGCGAGAATGCGAAAAAGAAGTAACCGACCTTCTATACAACGATACGCTGAGAACAATAAATCATCCTTTTCCGTTGCAACTGTGCTATTCCTGGTTACGATGTTTCCACTTTTACCAATGGGGAATAGAAAGATGCGTACATTAATTTTATTGGGAACGCTGCTCGCTGCACCTTGTGTTATGGCGGCTACTGATGCAGAAATTGTCAATGCTGTGAAACAAAGAGCAGAAAGCGGTTTCTTTCCAAAAAACGTAAAAGTCGTTTCATTAAAGGAAGTTAATTTCTTCCCTGACGACAGAGACACAGTGTACGCCAGATTTGGAAACGTATGTGGCAAGGCTGAAGTGACCAAAGGTGATAATAAAGCCTCATTGGTATTTATTGCCCCTGTGGTTGAAAAGGCAAGCCAGATTTCTATAGACGATCCGACAATTTACGATCTCACAAAGCAAGGTGAGATTGCAGAAAAAGACATTCCAAATAGATGTAAGTAATAAACACTTGAACATTAAAACCCGCTCCGGCGGGTTTTTTTATGCCCGGAGAAAAGCATGGCCAACAGTGAACAGGTAGGCAATATCGTCTATCAGGTGCAGATGGATGTTGCGAATCTGATTGAGGCCCAGCGCAAAGTAAATGAGCGCCTTGAGAAGATGAGTGGCGGAGCGTCAAAAGCGGCCAGTAAGTTTGACCAACTCCAGACCAGCATAAACAAAGTTGCCGGGGCCATAGCTGCATCGATAGTTGTTGACTGGGGGCGTGCATTCCTCGTTGCTGCTGACAACATGAGCCAGCTCAACGCTCGTATAGAGAGACTTACTGGTAGTGCAGCTACAGCCTCGCAGACTATGCAGAGTCTGATGCGCATCAGTTCGGCAACGGGTGGTTCGCTACAGGATACAGCAAAGCTGTGGGAGACTCTCAGCACGGCGTTGCGCGATACTGGAGCGACCAACGGCCAGATCATCCAGCTTACCGAAACACTTCAGAAAATCGGGCGCATCGGCGGATCATCCACCGAGGAAATGGCTAATGCTCTTCGTCAGTTCGGCCAGTCAATTTCCTCCGGCACTGTCCGGGCTGAGGAGTTCAACTCCATCCTTGAGCAAATGCCTGAACTGGCGCGGCAGATCGCCGCCGGGATGGGCGTAAGTATCGGCGAACTGCGTCAACTGATGTTGGACGGGAAGCTGACAGCAGAAGATGCGCTTAATGCCATCCAGAAACAAACCGGCTCAGTAAATGCAGAGTTCGAAAAACTTCCTCGCACTCTGGCTCAAGCCAATACCGCGCTGACAAACTCATTCCTGTCGATGATTGACTCTGTTAACCAGGCAACAGGCGCAAGCACAGGACTGGTTGCGGTTATCGACTCGATGACGGCCGCTCTCGACAGGCTGGTGGGTAAGGCAATCTCAGCGGATGCGCAGATTTCAGAACTGAACAGCACAGCAGAGATGTTTACCCGCCGGGCGCGAACCTGGTCATGGCTTGGGCTTGATGGCTGGGAGGCACAAAACAAAGCGCTGGCCGGGCTGAGTAATAAAGCCGCCATGCTGGTTGGCGACCTGGCCGCTGTTTCCAAAGCATCGCAGACCGCGGCTAACACAAAGCCGATCGAGATAAAGGCTGTTGCTGGTACAGGCAAAAAGAAAAAAACTCAGGCCGAAAAGGAAGCAGAAAAATATGCTAAGGCGCAGCAGACCGTTAACGAAAAGCTGGAAGAGCTTAGACAGAAGGCGCAACTTTCCGCAGGAAGCTTGGGTGAATTGTCTCGTGCGCAAGCTGTTCTGAATGCTCAGCAGTCACTCGGTAGCGCTGCAACTCAAGCACAGATTAAAGAGGCTGGAGAATACGCCGCCAAAGCATGGGATGCAGCAGCGGCAGCCAGAGGGGTAACTGAAGCACTTAAGGCAATGCCTTTGCAGGCGGAGAATAAATCCTACGCCGAATCCATGCAAAATCTGAAGGCCGCACTGAACGCTGGGAAAATAGATCTCAAGGAGTATAACGCTGCCACGGAGAAAATGGCGCTCGAGCACCAGAATAACCTCGCCAAGATTAACGCCCAGGCCACAGTCAATCCGGTAGCTTCTGCCCGAGCCGAAGTTGACCCGGTACAGCAACTGGTGAACGAAAATAACCAGAGGTTAGCCCTGATGCAGCAATATCAGCAGCAGGAACAGGCGATACTCCAGCAAAGTTACCAAAAAGGGAAAATAAATTACGATCAGTTCGTTGCTGCAAAAGCAGCTACCGATGCCCAGTACCTTGCCTTAAAGACTGCGCAGGAAAACCAGTTCAATGAGCAGATGACAGCCGCTCAGTGGCAATTGCTCAGCCAGCAAGGTCTTGGTTATGAAATGCTGACAAGCGCGGTGGATGCGTTTTCAGGTAATGCATCCAATGCGTTAACCGGGCTGATCACCGGAACGATGTCAGCGCAGGATGCTATGCGCTCACTCGGTAACACGATGCTAAATAGCGTGGTAAATGCGCTAGTCCAGGTTGGAGTTGAGGCTCTCAAAAACTTCATTATCGGTCAGACATTGGGCGCAGCAGCTACTGCTGCTGGAGCATCTCAGGCGGCGATTCTCGCTTCGGCCTGGGCTCCAGCAGCTGCCCTTGCGAGTCTGGCATCATTCGGTGCGAACTCTGTTCCCGCAATGGCCGGGATAGCTTCAACCGTAGGGTTGTCGAAGACGCTGGCGGTTGCTGGCGCAAGGAAGAACGGTGGACCTGTATCTGCTGGCAGCATGTATCAGGTCGGCGAAGGTGGCATGCCGGAGATTTACCGGGCCAGCACCGGAAAGCAGTACATGATCCCTGGCGATAACGGTAGAGTGATCAGCAACAAAGACATGCAGGGTGGAAACGGCATAATAATAAATAATATTGTGCAGAATTACACTTCAGCAACCGTTGACTCTCAGGGCGCGGTTAATTCTGACGGTACAGTCACCATCGAAACGATTGTGGCGGATTTGAATAATGGCGGGCCTATTAGCCAGGCAATTACCAGTAATCATAACGTCAAACGAACCCCAAGGGGACAGAGTTAATGAGCGATAATAAAGGCGTTCCAGAAGTAATCCCGGTAGCAACACTTGAGAAAGGCCAGACCCTTAACTTTAGCATTAACAGGGCTGTAGAATTTGAAATGAAGACAGCGGGAGGCACCACTATTAAAGGTATTATTCCTGCGAACGAATATCTGGTTGTCACAAACGGAGGTGATATCGAGCAGTTCAATATCAACGTTTATGACTCCCAGAAAGGGCCTCACGAATTAGACTAACACCCGCTTCGGCGGGTTTTTTATTGCCTGGAGTTCAGATGCCGATTATCGACTACCCCGGTTGGCTGCCGCTGGCGCAGAAGGCCAGCAAGAATATGACGCTGGATACCGGGTTCCTGACTGACCAGCCAGCGGTCGGCCCGACGATTTTCCAGAACCAGACCGATGACCTGAAAGTGACCTGGTCACTGACGTGGATCTTCACTCTGGCGCAGGAGCGCGCTTTCCAGCAGTGGCTGCGCAGCCCGAACTATCTCAACCGGGGCCTGAACTGGTTCCGGATGAATATCAATCTGGGCGGCAGTGGCCTGCAATTGCAGGAGCTTCACTTCACGCAGATGCCGGTGCAAACCAGTATCGACGGCGGGGTGGTGACCTGGACAGGAACCGTAATTGCCAACCATCTGTATAACGCCGACGATGAGTTCGACGACATCATTGTTGAGCTTCCGCCGCCTTGGGATTCGTGGCTGGATATCGTGGTTACGGGTTATCCGGACGGGCGTGATCCGGAAAGTCTCCCGAGGATCCCCTGATGCCATCTTTTCGTCAATATAAGCAGCAGCGCCCGACGCGCGGTCTGTACGACACCATCACGTTCTACCATCCATCCTTTGGCTATGTGCGCCTGGTAGACAAGCAGTTCTTCCCGAAGACGCTTGGCGGCAAGACGTACACGCCAGCGCGTTTTGAAATCGAAGAGAGCCAGCAGAGCGGTACTCCGGTTATCGACGCGACGGTGAAGCTTGGGCGGCTGTCGTCGGATATCAAAGCGTTGATGAAGCAGTGGAAGGGTGCAGCCCGTCTGACGGCCATCACGGCCACCAGGCAGATCTTCGACAGCGGCGATGTGTCGGTGCCGATTAAGTCGTGGCAGCTTTACGTCAAGACGGTGGATATCGATGCTGATGCCGCATCGGTCACTCTGTCCGTCACAAATCCGCTCAATAATAATATTGGGAAATTATACGACCCCCGCGAATATACTGGGCTTCAATATTTATGAAGTGGTATAATTATTAGGCGCGCTACTCCTCTTGCTCGTATTAAATATATTTGTATCTTCTGGTTGAGGTCTCTATATGAATTGGCATGAACTTTTCAGATATGATGATGGAAAGATATATTGGAATATAAGAAGGAGTGGGGTCAGATACGGAAGGTCACCAAACAAGACTACTACACAAGGATATCTCTCTGTAATCGTTGATGGAAAGCAATTGCTTGTTCATAGGATTATTTATGAGATGCACCATGGTGAAATACCTAACGGTCATGAAATTGATCATATTGATGGTGATAAAAAAAATAACAACATAGATAACCTCAGGGCGGTTAGCAGAGCTGTCAACTCAAGGAATAAAAGAAAACTAACTGGTAATACATCAGGTGTTACTGGCGTGGATTTCTTGAAGAGAAGGAATGAGTGGCGCGCAAGATTGGCAAATGCTCATCTTGGTTGGTTTCCTGACTTCCCTTCAGCTTGTGAGGCGAGAATTATTGCTGAAGTGAGAAGCGGCGATGTAACTGGTAGGCACGGCACATGACTACCTCTAATTTTATCAGCAGGATGATCGGCGTGCCATGGTCGAACCGGGCCTGCACTTTTGAAAAGGTCGATTGCTGGGGTCTGGTGGTGTTGTACTTCCGCCACGTCCTGGGCACCGAACTGCACCAGACGCCGGACTACGAAGCCGGGGCTGACTTCTTCACCTGCTATCAGGGTGATGTGACGTTCTGGCGCCCGGTTGACAAGCCGGTTGAGGGCGGGATTTTCGTCGGCTATCAGGGATCGCAGCCTGCGCATGTCGGCCTGGTGCTGAACCGCCAGGCGTTGCACGCGCGGGGCGAGGGCGGCAGCGTGCGTATGGACTCGTTGCTGGTCATTCAGCGAGCATTCACCAAAGTGGAGTATTTTTCTTATGGCGCTGGTTGAGATATCGAATTTTCCAGGAACGCCTAAGCTGCGTTGTAGGGTGCCAAACGGCACCCTTTTTTATGACTGGCTGGCGGCCAATGACGCTACTTTCCACCGTGACCTGCTGATTGTCCGCAACGGCGTAAAGATGGGCGACGATGATGAGCTGGCGTTTGAGCTGAGCGAGCTGGACCACATCCAGATATTCGACCAACCAAAGGGCATTGTCGACGACATACTGAGCCCGATCTTTAAAGTGGTGGGCCAGGTATTTTCGTTCCTGGCGCCGAAGCCAGCTATAGCGAACAACGGCGGTAATACCGTCGACTCACCGAACAATAGCCTGACCGGTCAGACAAACACTGCGCGCGTTTACAAGGCCAAGCCGGACATTTACGGGCAGATTTGTTCGTTCCCGGATCTGATTCAGGAGTCGGTATTCGAATATGTACACCAGACTTCCACAGACGGCGGCCTGAAGTACGTCACTGAATGGATGTGCATCGGGATCGGCAAATACGATTACGAGTCTGTGCGCTACTCAGAATCGAGCCTGGGCTCTCTGGCCGGTGCAGAATTCCAGTTCTTCCAGCCAGGAGAAGTTATCCCGCAGATCGTCGAGGGATACGGGTTCGATGACGTTGACGGCCAGGAGGTTCCCGGGCAGAACGAAGCCAGCGACTTCCCGATCGAAACAGCAACGGCAAACACGGTGGTCAGCGGCACGTATTCCGGCGGCCAGATAGCGATGAAAATCGTTAAGCAGGCCGAGTTCGATTACTTCATGGGGCTGGTTCTGCCGCACGCGGTTACCTTCACCATCAACGTGACGTACAGCACCGCCTCCGGCAACGTCACTACCGATGCGACATTCTCCGGTACGCTGATCTCCGCCGTTGAAACAAACGATGGCGCGGTTGTTAACCCGGTGCGCTGGTACACGTTTACGATGAACCAGCTGGAGGGGCCGCAGGACATCCCGGCGAATGCCACGATTAACACCACGAAATTCATCCTTAACGATAACGAGGCGCTGGTGGTTGGCCCGTTCTTCTCGCCAGTCGAGTCAACTCAACTGTGGCTGCATACCCAGTCCAGCCTCGGCGGGAAGAAAGAGACCAACTGGAAGGTTGTCATCTGGAAAATCGACGACGACTACAACCAGGTCCCGGGAACTCAGCAGACGTTTACGTACCGACAGACGACGCCGCACCAGTCGACGAGTGAAGTCTTCTACCGCACCGACAAAATCACGCCGACCGGTGGCTTCGGGAAGTATGCGGTCAGTTTTCAGCGAACGGATAACTCTGGTGATGCTTCCCTGCTGAAGGTCGAAGAGATCCACAGCATCAACATCCGTACGAATGTCGTTCACCCGACCGACACGCTGGTACGAGTGAAGGTGAGGGCGACTGAGAACGCATTGGGGAGCCGCGAGCGCAAATACAACGCGCTGGTGACCCGCCATACCATCACGTACGACCTGGACGCGCAGACGGTTGACTATACGCTGAGGCCATCGCGGTCGTTCGCAGATGCGGTGGCGCATACCTGGTTGATTATGGGCGAACAGCCGGTAAGCAGCATTGACCTGTACGGGCTGTACTCTATCGCAGAAAGTCTGCCTGACGAGCGCCTGGGCTACTTCGATTACACATTTGACGACGAGAACGACTCACTTGGCGACCGCGTGCAGGCGATCTGTAATGCGGCGTCGGTGGTGGCGTACTGGGATGACGGCGTGCTGACGTTTACCCGCGATCAGAAGGTTGACTACCCGGCGGCCGTATTCAACCGGGCCAACATGAAGACGGACGAGTACAAAATGACGTACGAAGCCACGTTGCCTGGTGGTTATGACGGTGTGCAGGTTTCCTACGTTCACCCGACCACGAACAACAAGACGTACATCAACTACCGCGTGCTGAACGGTGCCATCGTTGAGCAGGAAGCGGAAAACCCAAACAAGCTGGAGATCGTCGGCTTCCGTAATGAGTATCAGGCCCGGGAGCGAGCATTACGCGAAACCAAGCGCCTGATCTACTCGCGCGTGAAGATGAACGCCAAGGTGTTTGAGGACGGCATTATCCAGGTGGGTAGCGTCATCCAGATGCCAGACATCTACGACAGCAACCAGCAACAGGGTTACATCACCGGGCGCGCCGGTAATAACTTTGATACCAGCGAGCCGATCACGTTTACCGGTTCGATGTATGTGCTGGTGACAGACAGCATGGGTAACCCGACGCTGCGCTATCCAGCGGCGGCGCGTGGCGACACGAAGTACGGATTCACCGCAGCAATACCCGATATTCAGCTCAACATCTGGAACGGAGACACTGTGCAGCTCCCGTCGCGCTATCTCATTGCGACAGTGGAGGAACTGGACAGTCAGCTATGGACGGTCAACAGCATCAAACCGAACACCGATAACACGGTATCTCTGACCGTCGCGGAATACAGCGACGCTATCTACCAATAAGAACCGTCCACGACCAACCGAACCCGGTCATCGTGCCGGGTTTTTTAATGGAATCAATATGGCTACGCAACCAACTCAAGACGCAGTACCAAGTGAATCACCTCGCGACCTGAAATTTAACGCAGGGAAAATTGACGAGTTTGTTACCTCTCAGGGCTGGACCTATATCGATCGCTTTGGTCAGAAGCACTACACCATTGATGGCATCAACTATCTGTCCCAGCAGGCAATGGCCGCCTACGGTTACGTAATTCTTACAGGTAAAACATTCACCACTGGCGCGACCATCAATAATCCGAACGAGGTGCTGCTGAACACCGCCGACGGCGAATATTACAAATGGACTGGTTCGTTTGCTTCCGGCCCGAAAGTTGTTCCGGCCAACTCAACCCCAGCCAGCACTGGTGGTATTGCGCCTGGGGCGTGGATTGGGGTAGGGGATGCGTCATTGCGGGCTGCGCTTGCAGCGGTGAGTGGCGCTGGTCTGGTCGGGGTCTCGGTTGGCTCTGTCTATCCTGCTGGTACAGTCGGCTCTGCCATTCAATACCGCACCCCTCAGATGTATGGTATTGAACCAAGCACCACAAACATCATTGGCTCCGGTCTGGATGCTATGTTTGCCGCGGGAGGGGATATTCGTTTCGAGAAGCCTGGTACATATATCACTGATAGAACATGGGTGCTTAGAAGCGGAACCCGCTTGTGGATTGGTCCTGGAGTAACGATAAAACTTGCTAACGGCTCAAATGTACCTGTTTTCAAGAACTATTCATACGCAAATAGCTCAGCCGTAGATGCGTATATCGAGATCTGGGGTTCAGGAACAATCGATTATAATGGGGCCAATCAGACTGTTGTCGGCCTTGGATCGATGGCGTCAATCCTTAAAGGAATAACCAGCCTAAAAATTGGTGGTGGTATAAAGGTTATTGGCGCTAACAAATATGCATGGCTGGTCTGTAATGTCACATACTTAACTGCTGTTGGATTGAATTTCGACACCAATAGTGATGGACTGCACTGCCAGCCACCAATCCGCCATGCCTACATTCGGAACCTTAAGGGTAAAACTGGCGATGATATGCTGGCTTTTACTATTGGTGACTATGCAAATTACAATATAAGTGAGCCTGGTGATTTTTCTGATGTAGACGCTGAAGGGTTATTTTGTAATTACGCTCATTGCGCAGTAAAGATTACAGGAGATGGAACTGGTAACTTTGTTCGCTTCCGCATCTCAGGAATTTATGGAGATACTGAACAGTGTGTTGTTCGAGTTTGGGGCGATGCAAACTTAACAAAGACGGTTGTTAAAAACCTGACCATCGAAAACATCTTTGCTAAGCCAGGTAGCACTGGGTCAGAATTCGCAGCAATTGAGATTAATGACAGGGGGTTTGGTACCTCTGGGTATAGCATTGAAGTTGATACGTTCTTGATCAGAAACTTACGCTCACAAAACGATGCACAGCAATCCGTCTATTTCGCTGGCACCTTCGGCTCGGTAATACACGATTTAGTTATAGACGGCTTGCCGCGCTCTGCGTGCGCCATATTTGGCGTAAATAACGCGTCAACATTAGCCGTAGATAACCTGACAATCAAGAATGGTAATATAATTTTCCAGGATAATGCCAATGCTGCCGTCGTTTTAAACAGAGGTACAATCACAAACATGAATATTGAAGATGTTTCATGTACTTTTGTTAACACCAATAACGGACAGGTTGCTAGATTAATCGCAGGATGCACCGTAACAAGAGCTAACTGGGTTAATGTTTACCAGCTACGCGGGCAGCGTGGGTGGAACAATATTACATCAGCAATGACCGGTAACACAGAGCTTAACCTAGTTAACTACACATGTGATGGTGACGGGCGTGTCGCCCAAGTAACGGGATCAACGCTGACCATTAGGATGTCTAACTGTCGTCGCATCAATGATAGCGGTGCTCAGACAGCATTCTTTGCCAGTGGCGGCACCATCACACTTTCTGGCAGTATTGAAACCGGCTTTAACACCATAGGAACTAACTCTGGGGGTGTAATTAAAACAACGACTGGAATTCATAATATCCCTTGTAACGTCGATCTTCTTACCTCTGTAGAAGGAGCAAGTGTACACAACCTTAACACCTCCCTTTCCTGCGGGGCTGGTAGGGTTTTAGTTCAAGCCAAGGTGTGGAAAAATATGTTCTCAGGCGCAACATACACCGGTACCCTATAACTATGAGAACAACCCTCTCTCAAATTAGACAATAGAGGGTTGTTTTCTTTGCATCTAATTACAAGCAGTCTTTTTGAAATCAAACACAACTGTAGAATTGTCTTTATCAACTAAAATGTTGTAATGAGTTGAGCCTCTTACCTGTTTATACATACAAATATTAGATTTAAGTGATATATGGTAGTCAAAGCTCTGGAACTTTTTGTCAAAATCGAAATGCATCATCTGGGTGTGACCCCATATCCACTGATTATTAATTGTCGGCTGTATTAACCTGGTAATAAGAGGGTATTTTTTCGCTGCCATTCTGACTTCTGGAGACAACAACACCCCCCCATTGAATGCAACATAATCATAGTTATTAAGATCTAAACCGTTCAAATCAGACATCATTAACTGAATAATTGCATTCTCATATTTTTCCTGATTGTTTAGAGAGTTTGCATATGCATACGAAAATCCAATAAAGTAGATAGCGTAAATTGTAAACAAAACACCGCAAAATTTTCTATAGATTTTTGCTGCCGAGAAGGCCCAAGCAGCCAGAACAGCAAAGAAAAAACATGCTGTTCCAAATGCCATTAGAACACGAGGTGATAGCACCGGATCCCTTAGAAGCATCATGGGTCCCGTTATCATACAAAGTACAGCAAACGGAGAAATAATAACTACTAAGCGCATTAATAATTTCTCTAACTTTGTAGAATTGCACTTAACAATCGCTATCTTTGTCAAAGAAATAACACAAAGCATTAATGTGACTACACTTAAAAATATAAACGGTGTTGTAACCGCAAGATTAATCAGTTTTCCAAATTCAGTAGTGTTTTTTGACAATACTTCTAAAGCATCACTGAAACCAGACGTAGCAAGCTCACTATGCCTTAAATTATAACTACCAGCTAAAAAATTAGGTGAAATAAATACGGAATATATCAGATAGCTCAACGATAAGCCGCTAATAGATGAGATTATGGTAAGTAAGCCTTTACGGACTTCACCCAATCTAAAGAGGCTCAAAACATATAAAATGGCAAAGATTATATATATATTTATGGATGCTTGATATATGCATAGAATTAGAAGAACAGCGGTGCAGCAATATACAAAATGTTTTTTTAAACTCAATTCTTTAAATATAAACGGAAAAACTGCACAAAGTACAGATAATGACATCGGGAAAGAATCATACTTATAAGATATATTTTCAAGCAAGAATGGGCTTGAAATCGCCACCATTGAGATGATGGAAGAAACATACCTATTATAATCAGTAAGAAATGCCTTGGCGCTTAAGTATACACTGAATGATAGTACGCATAAGGCAAGCAATTGCGGTAAAGGAGAAATGTCTGGAAGTTGTGGTCCAAAACTTAAAGCTAAAAATAACACATCCGCCAGTGGTCTGCCGTTCTCAGACCATTTAGAGTAACCATATATTGATCTCCCCAAATCATCTACGTAGTAATGGCTTGATAGAAGTACTGGAATAAAATATATCAATGACATGATAATTATCATTGAAAAAAGTTTTTTATCGAAATCGAAACGAAGCATTTTTATACCTTAAAACGTTGTGATTAGGTTATCGTTTTTTCGTTATATAACGAGGTCTTCCCTTAACTTCAACATAAATCCTGCCGATATACTCCCCAAGCACTCCTATACCTATTAACTGCACACCTCCAAGGAAAAGTATTGATGCCAGTATTGATGGGTAGCCACGAACCGGGTTTCCAAATGCCAGGGTGTCGACGATCATCCATGCTCCATAGATAAATGCCATGCCAGCAACGAACAAACCGATATACGTCCACATGCGCAGTGGGAATGTAGAGAAGCTAGTGATGCCCTCAAGCGCCAGGTTCCACAGCTTCCAACCATTAAATTTAGTGCTACCTGCAACGCGCTCTGCACGAGCATATTCAACAACATCGGTACGACCTCCAACCCAGCTCAGAACGCCTTTCATGAAAAGGTTGCGTTCTGGCATTAGCTTGATGTTTTCAACCACATCTCGAGACATCAGGCGGAAGTCGCCAACGTTTTCCTCGATCTGCGGATTGCTGATTTTGTTGTGCAGCTTATAGAACCACTCTGCGGTCTTACGCTTGAGTCGCCCATCGGTGGACCGGTCAGAGCGTTTAGCCAGCACCATATCCGCCCCGGCCTGCCATTTCTCTATCAGGTGCGGTATAACCTCAATTGGGTCCTGCAAATCAACATCTATCGGGATAATAGCTTCGCCGCTTGCATGGTCCAGTCCTGCAAACAGCGCAGGTTCTTTACCGAAATTGCGGGTAAAGGAAAGAGGAATGACAAGCGGATCGGCCACAGCGAGCGCATTTATTATTGATTCTGTCGCATCTTTACTGCCGTCGTTGATAAAGACTATCTCTACTTCATGCTGTTGTAGCTCTTCAAACTCCCGCACGGTTTTGTAGAAGATTGGAATAGCATCTTCTTCATTAAATACCGGAACGACCAGAGAAATTTTCATTTCGCATCCCTAAAGACAATGAACTTTGAATAGATAAAGCCGCACACCAGACTGATAGCGGAGAAGAGAATGAGAGTCACAATTGGAGCCATACCGGACTTATCGGCAGCCCAACCAACAGCTGCGCTCAAGGATCCCATAAACCCTACATACAGCATGTAGCGCATCGTGGTTGTCGAAGACTTAAACGTGAACCTGGCGTTTGCAAAGAAGCTGAATGACACTGCCACGACGAATCCGGCGAAGTTACCAAGCGCCTGACCTGTGTGAAACGCGTATATGCAGATAGCAAACACAACCCAGTGAATGAGCGTGTTAATGACGCCGATTGATGTGTACTTAGCAAAGAGCTTTAACATTATATAAATCAGTCAATTCGGAAAGGTCTGAAGTTTAGCACCACTGTGAAACTTGATCGACCCTCATATTTGACGATACTGTATATACATACAGTTATTTTGTGAGGTGATTATGCCACGCACAGCAGACATTCATGCCGCGTTTGTTGCGGCCCTAGAGTTAAACCCCAAGGGGTATCGTTACCTGAGCACAGACGCATTCGTAGAGAAATTGCGGGAGTTCAACTGGCACTACACGCGCGAAGAAGCGAATGCCTGGATAGAGCGATACCAAAAAGACTTTGCTGACAAGACGACAGACGGTAGCGATAACAGGTACTGGATCCTGCGTAACATGGGGAGGGTCCAGTAATGGGATTTGCATCACCTGCAAGCGATTATGTCGAGCGCCAACTTTCACCCGAGGTGATTTGCAACATCGGCGCAGAAAGTAGGGTGCTTGAAACTGATTCAGGATTTGCAGTCATTGAGCCAGCAGCCAAATGCGCGCCCGGGGATGTGCTGCTTATACTTTGCGATGGTCATACGCAGTTTGCCAAGTTGATGGGAAAGTCGCTCATTACAGATGATGGAGAGGCAATAGAGGGAAGCGCACTGGAAGAAGTAGAGGTGCTTGGACGCGTCACGTTCTTCATCAATCGTGCAAGCGATGACGACTGCTGCCCGGTGATGTAATGGGGCATGGGTGGGGCATAAAACAGCACTCGATCTAAGGTGAACTTAGACGACTGATGTTTTCGACAACTGCAACCATCTGTTATTTGGAGCGCTCTTGGACGATCTTTGTCGATTATGAAAAATGTATGCTCATGTGATGGGGATGCAGGTTTAATCAATACCTATCTTACGCTGGCAGCCTGATGGCTTTAATGCCACAATATTTTTTTCTTCGCATGCAGGAAAGATGATGAAAAAAGTAGCAATTGTGGCTGCGATGCTGACGTTAGCGGGATGTGTTCAGGTAGATAACTATCAGGAAGTGATTAAGCACCCGGTACCTTCGCAACTGGCAGGTTACTGGCAGTCGAAAGGGCCGCAGAGCGCGATGGTGAGCCCGGAAGCGATCGCCACGCTGGTGGTGACGCCAGAGGGGGATACGCTGGATTGCCGTCAGTGGCAGCGCGTTATCGCGGTGCCGGGTAAGATCATGCTGCGTTCAGATGATTATTACAACGTGACCCGTAAGCTGGATGTCTATCCGCTGGAGCGTGATGGGGCGGCGCTGGAGTATGACGGTATGGAACTGTACAAGGTTGACCGTCCAACGGTGGAATGCGCAGATTACCTGAGCAAGAATCCGCTGGAGAGTAAGCTTCCGTAG